GTTGTGGGGTAGCAGGTAAAATGCAGGATGGAGTAATGGTAACTCGCTTGGCTCATAACCAAGAGACTTCTGGTTCAAGTCCAGATCCTGCAACCAATTTAGCCGTCTAAAAAAATGTCAAAGTCATTATTAGGTAAAGCATTTCAAGTTGCTAAGAAAGACGATTCAGCAAGAGTCGTATTAAAAAATAATGCTCCATCCACAAAACAAGCATCAGTTAAATTAGGCAAAGCGTTTCAACCTAATGATAATTCTCCATTTGCATCCGCAAATAATTTCTTTGGAGGACTTTCTGGCAACACTGTCAAACTCCCCAATAAAATCAATCTTACCAAAAAAGAAATTGCTAAATTTGAACGACCACCAGTAAGCGAGCAGCTCGTAGAGCAATATAGTCCACTTGAGAGAGCTGTTCAAAATTTAGAGACTCTTAACGATTTGGCATCAGGCGCTTTATTTGTCAATTCATTGGCTTTGTCTAATCCTAATGCTGCTTCATTGCCAAAACCATTTAAGTCACTAAATAAAATTGCTGGCAAAATTGGAGCAAAAAATGATTATGCCGACGTAGCTCTTTGGGCTGTTGATGCAAGCAGAGCTTTACTTGATCCAGAATACAGATCCGAAATAGACAAGGGAATCAATAGGTTTATGGACTCAGGACTTGAAGGATCTGACATGGTTGCGCAAGCTCTTCAGTATGGGGCGCAAAGGCCAGTTGGTCACGCTGCTGGTTTAATGCGATCATATCAAAATACAGCTAAAGAGCAAAAACGACTTGATGCTGAAAACGTTGTTCTTGATCAAAAGCTTAAAAAAAAGAAAGAGGACAGCAAGTCAGCAATTATTCCAAAGGGATCAAAAGTTGATGATCAAAATGTTGGCAAGTTCAAAAAAGAAGAAGAAGACGCGCTTAAAGCGGCAAGAGATTTTTTCCTGAAATCCAATCAGCAATCCATAATGTAATTTAGCCGCCTAAAGAAACGTCTTGAATTATTGGCGTTATTTGCTAACTTCGTGCAGGTATGAGTATTTCATTGCAACGCTACCCAGTATTTGATGTAGCCACCCCGCTTAAAGACCTATTGTTTTTCGAGGTTGTTGATTACAATCTACAGGCAAATAGAAACATGTCTTATGGTGATGCGCATCATGATGTAGCAAAATATCCTCATCACGTTCTTGTTTACATTACTCCAGCAGATAAAGAAGGAAAGTTTTACAGGTTTTATTATGCTGCTAAAAGAGAGAATCAAGACCAATACAATTGGGAGTCGGCTCCTACCCAGATTGGCGGCATAACAGTTGATTCTGTATCAAGAACATACATTATTCCTAGAAGTGAATTTAATGTTAGTAGCCCAGCAATTGGCTCGGCAATGCCAGATGTTCCATCAGGAAAATTTGGAACTGGATGGAAACTTTTTAATGTTATTCAAGGTAGAACATCTGAGCCAGAATTAGATTCTATTTATGTTGTTGTTAAAAGGATTTATGTAAAAGACACTCAAGCAATTGGTAAAGAATATGGGAAAATTGTAACTGAGGATATTCAGATTAATACATTAGTTCCAGAAAACACTCAACCAGATACGGGCATTGAAATCCTTTCATCTCAGGTAACGCCCATTGGAAACGGGTTGGCAACAAAAGAGACTAGGAGTGTCACGGGTGGCGTATGGCCAGATCCTATAGAGAAACAAGTGTCCAAGTCGCGGGAGAATCTTATTCCGCAAAAGTTCAGAAGTTTTATTACGCGACTCCTCACATCGCGCAAAGTGGCAAATGTCCCTGACAGCGTTACGCTTGGCGGAAACGTGGTCGGGAAAGAATACGTCCGCGAGACGCCCGATCGCGTTGACGAAAAAATAATTGAGGAGATTCTGGATGAGAATGTCGAAGACCTCGAAGGGGAGCAATACGGCAAGATCGTCACTGTTTCCACTTTTGAGAAACTGGTAGAAGAAGGAACTCCTGCTGAGACAGGCATTAACGTAATGTCCAGTACGGTCACGCCGCTAGGAAACGGCAAATCTATCAAGCAAGACGAAATCGTTAAAGGCGGCTGGCCTAATCCTGTTGAAAAGCAAATATCCAAAACGAGAGACAATCTCATCCCCCAAAAATTTAGAAACTTTGTAACTCGGCTTATGGTGTCACGCAAAGTGACCAACACCCCCGAATTTATTATTTTGACTGGTGATGAGATCGGCAAGGAATACGTAAAGGAGACACCTGACCGTGTTGATGAAAAAGTAACTACTGAAACTATTGATGAAAATGTAGAGCCTTTGACTGGGGAATCTTACGGCAAAATTGTTACCGTTGAAACAGAGGAAACACTTGTAGAAGAAGGCACCCCAGCAGAAACGGGGATAGCCATTCTCACTTCTACCGTCACCCCTCTAGGAAATGGAAAGGCAATTAAGGCAACTGAAAAAGTCAAAGGTGGAGTTTGGCCAGATCCAGTTACAAGAGGGTTGCAAAGAGTTCGCGACAACCTCATCCCTCAGAAGTTTAGAAACTTTGTTGTAAGAACTACAACTAGCCGAAAAGTTTCTTCTGCGCCAGAATCAATTACTTTGTCTGGCGATGTTGTAGCTAAAAACTACATTAGAGAAACGCCTGATCGTTTTGAAGAAGAAACAGTGACTGAAACCGTTGACGAGAACGTAACCCCTTTATCGGGCAAGCAAGTTGTCACTAATTTTGGTGGCGGTGTAGCAGATACTATTGAAAGCCTCGTTAATGAAGTCGGGGAGGTAACTGGAGGATTTAATGTCGTCTCTGAAAGCGTAACACCTCTTGGTAATGGCAAATTCATTAGAGAAAAAGTTAGCGTGGAAGATGCGTGGCCAGTTCTCCAAGGATCAAAGTATGATCCAGATTTGAACATTTCTTTTTCTTTTACCGATGAAGTGCGTCCAGCCAATGCGGGAGGGGGGCAAGGCATTGACGTTGACCCACTTGATAAATGGAGGTCTAAAGTAAGAACCCAAAACGTATCTGAAATAGTTGAGCAGCTTGCAGATATTCACGTAATACTTCCCACCCAACAAAACATCCAACTTCCAAACACTCTTCAATCTGTAAAAGTTATTGTTTCAAGGACACTAGGGAATGGCAACTCCGTAAGCATGGGAAGTTCCTTTAGCCTTGGCATGGATAGCGCAGTTTCGGTGTCTGCGGATTTAACATGGCAAGTAAAAGAAGGGTATAGCGGTCCAGTTGACGCAGAAATCCATGTTTTTTACATGCCACTTGGAGGCGTGACCGCCGAAGACATACAGACGAAAGTAGGAGCGCAGCCATGGCCGCAATACGCACCAGTATCGCACAGACTTGTCATTACGGGTCACGGTGTTACAAAATCATACGATAGCCGTAGGTCAGCCGATGGATTTTCTATGTCAGAATCCTCAACGGTAACAGCATTAACAAACTCAGCTATTTTGCCTCAGTGCATCAACGACCAGATTGATGTGCAAATTGAATACATTGACTTGGTAGCACCTACATCGGGCATCGATGAAGCTATTGATGCAGCAGTAGCAGCTCACACTGCTAAAGTTGAAGCTCAAATTGCAGAAGTTGAGTCTGGTTTCTATCTTGGAATACCAATTACTGCCTCTCAATCAACAGTTTTAAAACAAAGACTTGAATTTAATTTGAGCGAAGCTAGATTTGTAGGCGACTTAGTTTTGGCCGACTTTCCCGTTAAAGTCAGACCAGCGACAATTTCTCCTACATCCCCAGCAGCTATTGTGGAAGGAAAGTATGTTTACAGCGCAAATGTTCAACAGTATGCGTATGGAATGGTTCGCGTGACAGCGGTCGTGGTAAATTTAACAGGAGTATGATATGAGCAGTGATCCAGACTACGCAAGCATTGTCCACAACGAAGAAGCTACTGCGGAGCTTAGAATCGCAAAAGCATTGGAAGAAGCCAAAGCGGAAGCATCCCGCATTGCTACTGAGGCGATCAACGAAGCGTTAAAAGCCCGAGACCTTAAAAACGCTCCTCTGTTTGGGAATGAAATACGAGACGCAACACAGGTGAATTACCGACCAGCGTTGCAAATGGAGCGCGAAAACATAGTAAAAAAATCTGAGCTTCCTACCCTAAAAAGGGACATTCCTCCCTTTTTGTCAGACGAGGAAAAAATGTTTTTGCCAAACAGAAGAAAGCCCTATGCTTTTTGCTTAGATGTTTATGGGGAAACAGTAGGCATTTGGCCGGGCGTGCTACTCACTGCGCGAACCATGATTTCGGCTTTGTCGGAAGATGGCAGAATTAGCATTTCTGGGCAAGACGCAATCCCCACAACCGACATCGTTTATGCTGATAACATAGACTACGACGTAGAAGCCCCAACGGAGTTACCGTGGGTCGGAGATGTGTATGGGTATTGGGAGGCAAATGACCAAGGAGAGGTGACGCTTTTTGATATTCGAGGACCAGAAAAACCAGATGCTGAAAGCATAAGCGCGTTAAGCCAAAGCATGCAAAGGGATACGCCAGCAGGAAAGTATTGCATTTTAATTGGAAGTGTCTCCGTAGATAAAGTTGTAAAACAACACGTATCTAGCGACATCCCGTGGTTTGTAACAATTCTCAGAGGACCACACGGATCTAGCAGTTATTCTGGAACAAGCGATTCAAGCGGTTCAAGTGACTCTGGTGGCTCTACAAGCGACTCTGGCGGCTCTACAAGCGGTTCAGACAAAAGCACCTGTATCGTTCCTGCATCATGGGCTAGGACAGGCTACACCGCTTTGTTCACCATGGAAAGCCCCGAAGTGGTCTTTCGAGATGCTTTCAAAGACTTGCAACTCCGAAAAAAAGTGAGCAGGTTTTTGATTGACCCTCGGTTTACGGAAGCGTGTGTTGCCCACACAATCAGGGCGATTGGTTATTCCGCGAACAAACCACACCCTCTCGGAATATCAGTAGAGCACGGACAGTTGGTAATCGAGAAGCCTTTATTTGCAGGAGACATGATTGCCCAAGTGGAAATCACAGGCATTCGTCGAGGGTTCTACGGAATGCGATTCCCGCTCCGCGATGCAGAACAATTTAAAGCAAACGAAGCAACGCTGAATGCAGCATATCCCGCCAAAAATCTATGAGTTATGGAGCAGCAAAATCTTCTGGGTCAATATCGGAAAGCAGCGGGTCTAGCAGCGACTCGTTTTCAAGCAGCGGATCTAGTAGCGGATGCAGCGCACCTGCTTCAATAAGTCAACAGATTCGAGAAGAATTTGAGGGATACGTCCAAGCAGATCAAATCATAAGCCTGCAAAACTCAGGGTATGACCCCTTGCAGCACAACATTGAAGTAGTGCTTACCAGCCCCATTATTTTGGATTACGGAACGATTGGCGGGGTCAGCATAACAGGTGCGGATCAGTTTGAGGACACTTTTACTGTTGGATACTCTATCAGCACGGAAGATGGGTTATTGCTGCTCACTGTTATTGCCGAGGGGTATACAGAGTCCCCCGCATTAGGCGTAATACAAGGACTTCTCACCGTAAACTTTTCTTGCAAATGACTAGGCTTATCGCACTCTACTGGGACACTAACCCGACAAGGATGGCTGAAATCAACCATGCTTTATGGCAAAACGTCCAAAACCCTGACATTGACGAAGTGGTTCTTTTGATTTCAGAAGGAACGCAAAGTCGTTTGCCTGAGAATCCTAAAATCCGATACATCGAGCTTCCAACGCAGCGACCAACCTACAAAGAAATTTTTGACACTGCCAACTCGTTGCTCACTTCTCCACATGATCGCACAGTCCTGATAAACTCAGATTGTTATTTCGAGGTAGGAGATTTGGCAAAACTGCAAGGCGCAGACTGGCGGCAATTCATGTTTGTTGTGACACGCAGAGATGAGGGAACTGACGGCAACGACCTTTGGTACACTGGGCAAGACGCGTGGATATTTACAGGGAGAATCCGCCCGATGAAGTGGCTTGATTTCACCCCTGGCAGTCCCAAGTGCGACTGGTATTTAGCGTGGCTTGCGAGACATGCTGGGTATCTGATTGCCAACCTCGAAGGTGACATGACGTTGTGGCATCTTCACAAAAGCGAAATACGAACGCTAAATCCCATTGTTTCTCCCCCTCGGCATTTGCAAGTCGGGGAGATACGCGAGATCAAGCCCACTCGCTTGGCGAGCATTCCACACCCGCAAAATGTCCGCACAGGAGTCATAGCTTACTCTCTTTACGGAAGTGAAGCGATTTACTTGCACGGTGCTTGCATCAATGCCGAAATGACCCGACACATCTACGCAGGGTTTATCCCACGTTTTTACATCGACGAAACCGTGCCATGCGACATTGTAGCAAGGCTTGTCGAGTTACATTGTGAAATTGTTTGGATGCCGCGACACGAAGGACACGAAGGCGCATTGTGGAGACTCAAAGCGTTAGAAGACCCTAGTGTAGATTTTGTTTGCATCCGCGATGTCGATAGCAGATTGTCATACCGAGATCGAACAATGTTCGAGCAATGGGTGCAATCAGGGTTTGAATATCACGCTGTCCGAGATCACCCATGGCACAAAAACCCCGTAATTCTCGCGCACTTCAATTCGCGCAAGGCTTTCACACTCCCAACCATGGAAGGGCTGTCAAAAAGCTACGGGCAAGACGAATGGTATTTCGCCAATAGGGTTCTTCCTTTGCTTGGCGATTCGGTAGCATACCACGACACTTTTTGCTCGTCAGCTCCGTTGCAAGGCGCAAAACTGTTTTCGCATCCCCTCAGTGAAGACTGGTCTTACTATGTAGGAGTAAAAATATGGCCCGACGAGGGCATGGACCCAGCAACGCTTGCCCCGATATTTCCAAACACAAATACCAATTAAAATGCTACTTGACTACTACGACCGCATCATTGTTATCAATCTCAAGCACAACCCTGACCGCCTAAAACGACTGCTCAAGCAAATTGAACCTTACGCGCCCGAAAGCAAGATCCGCGTGCAAGAGGCAATTTACGGGCAAGAGCTTTTTGCTCCTGCATGGTGGAAACAAGGAAATGGCGCATGGGGATGCTTGCAGAGCCATATCAGAGCGTTGCAAGACGCATGGCAATCGGGAGACGAAAAAACCCTCATCATCGAAGATGATGCCATTCTTGACGCAAACGGATTTGATTACTTTCAAGTGCTCATCAACAACTGCCCCGACGACTGGGCGCAAATGTATCTCGGGGGACAACATCAGCATCAACCAGAGATTGAAGATGGGTATTTCATCGGCAGAAGTGTAAACCGAACCCACGCCTACGCCGTGCAGAGACATGCCATACCCAAAATTCTGCAACACATTCAGCATTACCCTGACTACGGAACATGGAGGCATGTCGATCACCAGCTAGAACTCGCGCACATGCGGAAAGACTGGAAAGTCGTTTGTCCTGTTTGGTGGCTTTTTGGGCAAGGAGAAAACAAGAGTGGAATCAATGGCAGAAGTCACCCTGATAAATGGTGGGACTGGGCAGATCCAGAGATGATAAAAGAATATCCGTGGGTAGTTGTAGACGACACCACGAATGAAGAGGAACTAGCAGCGTGTCGCCACGCTCTACATTTCGGTTGGTCATTGGCGCAAGACGGGAAGACCGACGTAGGGATGCAGCTTGGCATGTCAAAAAGAAACCGATCAAACCTGACAAAAGCGATTAACACCATTGCAAGAGAGGCGTGGGATATGAGAAAGCTCCCTGCTGTTTATTTCGGAAACGAAGATTACAGAGACGTGTTTCTCAAAACGACAAACCCTAAGACATTGCCATTATCAGAAGTAGGTATTTTTGATTTCAAAAAATGGTCTAATGAATTTTAATTGTCTTTAATTTAGCCGACTAAAAACAGATTCTTCTTGCAATTCAATGTATTATCTGTAAAGTCGGCTTATGTCTCAGTCGCTTACATTTGCGGAAGCTCAGCAGCGTTTTGCCAACCTAGTTACAACTGAGGTGAATATTGCCGATGCAATTCAGGAAGTTGTTGATCGCGCTTATGAAATGGGGCGCTGGAGAGGTATGACTGAAGAGATTGTATGCAATAACAACCCCAATGTGACATTTGTTGAAAATACGGAAAAGGAAGAAATTTACATTGATTTCAATCCAGACATATTTGATGGCGCTATTGGGTTTAGATACAAGTCCCGTGGGTATTACATCAAAACATTGATTTCTCTTTATCAAGAAGACCCGAGCGTAGGCATTGGCTATTTCATTGACCTTGGTGATGTTGTAGTTAACAATGTCATTTATCGTCGCTATCGGATGCCGCTGCACTGGCAGATGCCCACAGAGCCTCTCTACGCCCTCATGAAGAAGGTTAGCATCAACCCACTAGAAGATGACACGATCCTCCCAATCAAGAGCATTGGCGCGTTAAAGGCTGGCATTCTTGCCGTAGCATACGAAAACGTAAACGACATTGAGAGATCGGAGATTCACTGGCAAAGATTTGCTCAGCTTATGGAGAAGGCTCAAAAGCAATACAATGGCAATCGTAAGATTCACATTCGTATCAATGACAACATGAAGAAACGTCCAACGCAATTCAGATAATATGGGTGCTAAAAGAAAAAATCAACAAGAAGATCCAGACAAGTATTTCGGAAAAGAAGATTACTTCAAGAACAAGGATCAACAACGCCGTGCTGTAAACAATCTACGTCGTGAAGAGCGTAATGCTCGGATTATGCAGCAAGGTCTTACACGTAATATCAAGAAATTGATTAGAGATGAAAAAGACCCTTCTGGTTTAATTAGAGCAGCTGAAGCTCTTGGTGTGAATCCTGTTGGTGGTGGAGGTTTTGGTGAAGAAGCGTCCGATAGGGATGCTCGTCTAAAATTAGAAGCCGATCAAAATTTTAACGCATTAAAACGAGCAGAAGAACAAAGATTTGGGAAAAACAAACCTAATGCTCCCGCCAATGCTCCAGCTGGCACTGATGCTTCTGCACCCGCGACGACAACCCCACCTGCCGCACCAACTGCCACTACTCCAACAGTTGCGGGAACTGAAGATGTATCACCAACTAAACTCGATGCTGGATTAATGATGGATGATGCTGGTGGTAAATACTCCACAGATTTAGCCAAAAGAGCAAATGCTGTATTGTCTGAAAAGGGTGACAGTAAACAATTCGAGCAAGGCTTGTCTAATGCAATGGGCATGGCTAAAACTCAAAAAGAAATTGATGAATTAAGACAAGTGGCAATTGAGTCAGGCATTCCTGTTGATCGTTTTAATGCTCAAGCTAATCCGTCTTTATTGCAAGGCGCACCTGAGTGGGCTAAGGATGTCAAAAACGACTCTACATTCAAAGGCCAAGACTTAACTAGGTTTGGTAATATGACCAGAGAAGAAGCTCGTGCAAAACTCATGAGTGAACGCGCATCAAAACTAATGGGTGGATTCAATAAAGCTGGTAGACAACTTAGCGAAAAAGAAGAAAATGAAAACAATCTTAGTAGACGAACTGCTGAATATTCACAGCAATTAAAAGACCTAAAATCTTTTGAGGCTACTCAAAAAGCTGACATGGCTAGAAAAAAAGCCATTCAGGACAAATATCCAGCAATGACAGATGAAGAAAGAAAGTCTATGATGGGTCTTGCTGATCGCGCATTTGCTCAAATTGATAAAGCTAAAAATCTTTCTTATGAAATTTCTAATTATGGAACATTTGGTGGACTTAGTGAACAAAGCGCGCCTAGTAGTTATCAACCTGAAAAAGACCCAGAGTATTTAAAGAATCTTGCGAGAGCAAGAAATAACATGGCTGCTCAATCAAAAGCAGATGCAGAACTTGATAAAGCTATGCAAAATTCCCAAGATGACGCAAGAATCGGAGATAGTGTTGATAGAGAAATTGCAAACGTTTTTCAGGATAATTTCAACAAACAACAAAGATACCAAAATAGACCTGAAGCAGTATTGTTTAGAGGCTTTTCAGAAGCCACTAGAAATGTAACTAAAAGAATCCTTGAACTAAATTTATTTGAATAACAATATGGCTAGCCCCTTTGACAGAGTTACGGAGTCTGATCGGATGCGTGTTTTTGAAGACACTCAATCTTTTGAAGCAGAACTTGCAGCAAAAAACAGTGCTATTTTCGACGCTGAATTAAAAAGAATGTCTATTGATGACATTAACACAAGGAAATCAAAAGAGAATGAAAGAGATCAAGTTCTTGCGGAATATGGTCAATCAGTTATCAGCTCAACAAGTGATCCAATGGAGCGTGTTCGCAGGACACAGAATTTTCTTAGCAACCCAAAAAACGCTAAATACTCCAAGGAGATTATGGCAAACTCAGCCGCAGCTGCTAATATGTTCACAGCTGCAAATCAAAGCTCTATTCAATCATTGGCGCTTAAAGACGCTGAAAGAACGGATGACTTCAAAACTAAACAACAAGCATTAATGGAAAAAGTGGCTGCTCAAGAATTAACAAACAAGGAACTTGAAGCAACCCAAAACCAATACAATTTTGAAAGAGAAAAGTTTGAAAACGAAGAACAAGCAATGGGTGTGTTCAGAAATATTACTTCAGGCATTCCGCTTGAAACAATGAGACCAGAAACAAGGGCTATTGTTGAATCTAAAATAACTGAGGCTGATAAAAAGATTAGAGAGGCGGCAACTGCGCAAGCAAGATTCAAAGCTATTCGCGACTATGCTTCTGCATTTGGACCATTAGCTCAAGCAAGCCAAACATTCACCACTCTCAAATCAAACTTAGCAACAAGGCATAATGCGACTATTGCTAGATTGGAAGAAACTCATAGAGATGCTTACAAACTTTGGTTGATAGGCAATAAAGCAAAACCTGAAGCTGAAAAAGAACCTGAAAATTTTGAAACGTTTTTAATATCTTCTGCATCAAGCGATGAAACTAATGCGATTAGGCAAGACATTGCAAAAAACAAAGATTCTCAAAGAGCAATTGAATCTCTTATGCACCTTTCTAGTATTAAGTCAGAAATGAAAAGCTATCTTGATGCTGTAGGATCATCAGATTTTTCAGCACCTATTTTAGTGCAAAGACAAGCTGGTAGGCTAACTCAAAGAATGAACCTAATTATTGATGCGCATAAGAATGAGACTGAAATCGAAAAAGCTGAACTAGACAGAATGAGAGTTCAATCTACTGTTGACAAGAATCAAGCAACAGCTGACAATGCAAGAATCGCCTTGCTTAACAAGCAATATCAAACAAGGCTTAATACTATTCAGAAAGAGAAATCAACAAACATTAGAAGGAGAAACGAAATTACAAACATGCTTCAAGAAAGCGACCCTGGAAAGAAACCTGCAAAGCCTGATGATCTCAAGGAGGAACTTCAAACCCTTGTGAAGCAATATGAAGCTTTGGATAACGAAAAAAATAATCTTGTCCTCCCTTCCGTTACTAGCCCAGAATCCTCTGGCGCAATTCCCGAGATTCCTTAAATAGCAACAATCAATAAAACATTACATAAAATATGATCAATCCATTTGAAGACGAAATTTTTACAGCTCCTTCGATTGCCAAAGCTCCTGATGACGCAATTGCTACAGAAGAAGATGATAAAAGCAAAGAGGAAGTTGATAAAAATTATGATTACTATGGCATCAATTTGCCAGACGATAAGAATCCCTTCAAAAAGATTGATGCGGCTTCATGGTTTACTAATCCAGAGGCAAGAAAACAACAAGCTGCTACGCTTGCTGAGCAAATAGCAGATGAATACGAAAACTCTGACGTTACAGTTCCAGTCATTAGGAATGGTAAGGTAGAGCAAGTAAAGGCATCTAATAACGGCGTTTTAACTGATGCAGGGCAACATGCGCTGGCTCAAACATTGATGATGATTGATCAAGCCAGCAAAGACCCTAGTGGTGGCGCAAGAAAGAATCCATTAACTGGCAAGACAGAAGCAGCTTTTGGCAGTAAGTTCCTGACTCCTTACAATGCTGATGAGAAACTTGCTGAAAGAGAAAAGAAAAGAGTTGCTGGAGAAAAAGGTGAATACGGCGCTACTGAATATCAATTAAGCAATGATCAAGTTTTTGATTATGGACACGTATCCAAGGTTATTGATGCTTACGCAAAAATCAATGATGTTAAGCCAGATGAATTGAATCCTGAGAGCTTTGATGCAAAGAGCTTTTTGGATTTGCGCGGCAAGGTTAAACAAGCTCTTCCAGAAGGAATGCTTGAGCTTGGTGCTGAACTAGATCAAACCAAGGCTCCAGTTCTAGATGACAAGTCACAAAAGATTTTTGATAAAGCTCTTGGCAGGTATTTTGCTGAAAAGAAAATGGGCGACAAACTTGTCGATGTTTATGATGGTCAGCCAATTGTAAATTACGAAGCTCTTGCTGAAACTGGTGATCTTAAAAGATTTGAGTCTGAATTAAATGGGCTAGAACTAGCTCCTTCAGCTAAAAAGATTTTTCTTTCTTCATTTAAGAAGGAGTTTGAAGGGCAAGCTGCTAGCTTGTTACTTAAGCAAGCTCAAGGAGATATTTACAGTGATGATTCGACAAAGCCAATTTTAGAAGCTGCTGAAAAAGGACAAAGTTTTTATAACCTACTTAAAGAAGATCCATACGCATTGCAGTCTACTGGAAGCAACACGCTAGACTTCATGAAAAGAGTAGCAGATCACGCAACTAGCATTACAGCAGGGGCTACATCATCAATTGGAAGCATAGGGCAAATGTTTCTTGCTGGCGGAGCTAAGGCAATGGGATTTGACGAATATGCAGCAGATGTAGTTTCTGGCATTGCTACTGTTTCTGATCAAATTGGCGCTTTTAGGGAAACTCGTGGTTTTGGAAAAGATCAACTTGATTTAGGATTGTTTAGTGTTACAACTGGGGATATTCATCAATTGATAAGTGAAGGCGCTATTGCTTTTGCAACAATGGGTGCTTCTGCATTATTGTCCTCATCAAGAATTGCGGCAACAACCACAATTAAGGGTGCTGTCAACATCGGCCTTCAATCTGCTGCTAAAAAGATCACCGAAAAATCTGCCAAGTCTGCATTGAGTTCTCTTTCTCAAAATTTAATTAAGTCCCAATCAGTTATTGGTTCCGTGTGGAAGAATGCTAGCAAAGCAAGAACATTGGATAATGTATTGGCAACCACTCTTGAAGGATCGTTCCGTTCAGCCGCATCCGCTTGGGGAGAGTCATATCAGAAAAACATTGATAAAGGCCTTTCTAATGTTGATGCGTTTAATGATTCAACTGGTCAAGCGGTGGCTAATGGATTGGCAACATTTGTTGCTGGTGCAATCATGAACTCAATTGCTCCAGGTCTTGATAAAATCAATGTTGCACCTGATTCAGGTTTATCGTTAACGCAAGCAATTAAAAACACAATCGCAAATAGGGCTGCGCAGAAAAGCATTTCAAGTGGTTTGAAAAGCTTCCGTAATAACATAAAGAATAGAAATGATCTCGTAAAAGGAGTTGCTGATACAATTCGTGAAGAGGCTTCTAAGCAGGGGCTTAAAAACTATCTTGGTGGAGTTGCTGTCCAAGGACTTGGTGAAGGCATAGAGGAATCAATGGATGCTGCTTTAGCCAATGCTTTGGATCAATACTTAAACAATTCTGAGGAGGCTCGTAAAGAGTTTGAAAAGAAAGGGTATTGGAATCAAATAATTAAAGCTGGTTTCCTTGGAGCTATTATGGGTTCTGGCATGAGCACGATTTCAAGAACTTCTGATAGGAATCTGCAAATTGCCGAAGACGCAAAGGCAGCGATGTCTAGTTTCATAAAGAAAGTTCCAGAGTTGGCTAAGTATGCTGATCAAGAAATTATTGTTCAGGGCGCTAAAAAGGATGCTCCTGAAATTAAAACTACGATCAATCAGATCCTTCAAAACGGCACTTTGGACCAACAGGTAGAAGCTATTGCTAACATTGGTAAGACACGCGCTCAAAATCTTCTTTCGCCAACTAAAGTGGGTGGGACACAAGGCACTGGAATTACGCCAGCAGCAGACGCGCAAACTTCATTAGCTGAGAATAAGCTACCTACTGCCGATGCTACTCCATCTTTAGAAACTGGTTCTGCTCCAGTAGAAGAAACTGTCTCTCCGTTTAAGAAGTCTGCTACTGGCGCTGTTGATTTCAAGACTGCTGAATTTAATGACACTGATAAAGGCGTATCATTTGAGGTTTCTTCTAATGCGCCTAAATCACAAGGACTTCAATTAAAGATTGCTGCCACTCCCAAAACTGTTGATGGCAATGTGGAAGTTGAATGGTCGATTGAAAAAGAAACCCAACCTAATTCTGGACAATATCAGAAGATGAGAGCTAATGGTAGAGATTCTGCCGTAAAAGCATTTGGAGAAGAGTTTGTTGCTGGTATTGAAGCATCGCAAAAACAAGCTGCTGGAGCTGACCCAGTTGCTTCACAATCTGCTGTTACGGCTCTTAATAGCCAATTGGCACAATTACGCCCAACACAGCAACCAACTACAACAGAAACAAATGCTGAAGCCCAGCCTAAAGAAGAAGCTCCTACTGAGCCACAAAGCTTTACATTGACTGATAACACTGGCGGACAATCCAATGTTAAGGCGCTAGTATCCAAGAAGGAGAACTTGTCGTCTTATGCTTATGAGAAAGCTCATGGAACTAAAGCTCCCGCTGGCACACTTGAGCCTAAAGCTAAAACCACAACGGCAACTGTCATGGTTAATGGCAATCCACAAAGCGTTCCCGTAACCTCATACACAATTGACGGCAAGGATGCGGATTTGCATAGTGTTACAATAGGTGACAATGAAACGGTTTTCTTTAAGAAGTCTGATTCCGTTAACGCCATTAAAGGTGCGGTTCAAGGAGCTAGTAGAGTTATGATGAAAGGTGAATTGGCCAGCAAAAACGATTATGCTGAGCAATTGCAATCTACTCCACCGCCTACTCAAAAACCTGAAAGCAAGCAACCAGCAAAGTATTCACCAGAATCATCTGAACAAACTACTGAAAGCGGAGCTGTTTTCACTACAAGAACACGACTATCTACAGGACAAGAACAAGTATTGTGGAAGAAAACAAAATATGGTCGAAAAGTTGGAGATAAATGGGACGCAGGGTTTCCAGAAACCGTTGTATCGGTAGAAAATAAGACTACTACTGGAATGCCAGAAGAATACACTGTTGCGGAAGTGTCTAAGATTCTCCACGGTGAAAGAAAAAATGGCGAGGTAGAACTCACCATTCGTGACATGACTCCTGAAGAAATAACAGAAGCTAAATCCAAAATGGAAAAAGCAAATGCTCAACGTCGCGAGCTTGGGATAAAAGAAGAAGTTGTTCCAGAAATCCCAGTCGCTAAAACGCCTGCTACAGAAGCCAGTAAGCCTAAAGAAAAGTCTCAAGCTCCTGCGCCTTCTAAAAAGAAAAAAGAAGAAGTGGATGAGGATGATGGTCCGATTAAAGGGGTGAATAAACTTGCTGAACCACTACGTAAAATCGCAAGGAAATTCAAAGGCATTGCGTCTAGTATTGGCGCTCAGATTATTATTGTTAAGGATGATGCTGATCTTCAGCAGCAAATGAAAAACCTTGGTTTTGATGATCAAGCAATCAAAAATGTTGGAGATTCTCCAATGTTCTTTTCTCCTGATGACAATGTAATTATTGTTCGTTCAAATCGAGCAAATGAATCTAATTTTGAAAAAGGAATCAAACATGAAATTTTTCACGCAGTTGAAAAAATGTTTGCAGCTAGCGATGCTGGAAAGAAACTTCTAGGGGAGATTGATATTGCCAAGTTGGTTAATGACCCAGAGGTAGTTGAATACATGAAGAAGGAGTATAGCAAGTCTTACCCTGACATGACCAATAATCAAAAGTTTGGTGAAATTACACGCGCGTTTGTTGCTGGCAAGTTGCATAAGAACACTCTTGGCCAAACTGCGTTCCAGAAATACTTGAAAGCATTCTTGAAGTTTGCTCGTAAATTCACCAAGAAAAACACTGAGCTTAAATCCTATCTTGATGGATTAGAGAAATTCTACCTTGATACGCTTCAAGATTACAAAGCTGAAGCTGGTATTGTTGCTAGTGAGTCGTCTGGATTCAAGTCATGGATTGGCGGCATCCTTGCTTCTGGCATTAAGGCAGCTAAGATGAAGTTGTCTGGCTTTGAATCAACAAGCTCCATTAAAGCTAGCGATGAGGATATTGCCAGAATTGCTGATGAAGTGCGCGGCGATATTATTGAGCAGGTCAATGCGGCCGCAGCATTCAATAAGCCTCTCAATGCTGTTACGTTGCTTGAAAACATTAGCAAGAACATCAATGATACTCACTTGGGTATCAATAAGACAATGGACGCAAATAGTAAAATTGCTGTCCTTCAAAATGTTCTCAAAGGATTGGAAGGTAATGATATTGATCAAACTGTTAAGGACGCAATTGCTAGTGCAATGGAGTCTGTTAACTCCGATAGGTCTGACTTGTTGATGAGCGTCCCCGATGAAAGCCAAGAGGTTCTTGATAGCGTCGAGGAGAAGAAGCAGCTTAGCAGCTGGACTGGTGTTCGTAGATACATTAAAGCAGAAGATTTGTTTAGTGATGTCAACGTGGTTAATCGCCGTGGCTTCCCAGATCAAGACTCTGAAGTTGGCGAGCAAAATGAATACACCAATTCTTACATTAGTGTTGATTTTAATAAAGAGGCGCAATCGTATCCTGACCTGGGCTTGAATCCTGGAGATGTTGTTGAGATGCTTGATTCTCTTGGTAATGTTACTGGCGTATTGGTTTACAGTCATTCTGTAGAAGTTGCCAGCCAGCAAGACGGGGTTAAGCGTTTGCAGTATCGCTTTATTAAAGGTGAAACGGTTGCTAATGGTAAAATCACTCCATTTGCCGCTATTCGTCAGGCGCAATACTCTCAAGAGTTTTACGATATGTTTGCAAAGTCTGGCATTGCTAAGACAATGTTTGGTGATGTTAATGGCAGAACTGTGATTAATACTCCTGAAGGATTGATCAAGATGGTATTTGAATCCCTTGTTGCTAAGAATGCAAAAGGCAAAGCTGTAATTAAGCAAGGAGACAAAACGCTTTCGTTTAAGGATATTTTTGTATTTCAGAAAGATAAAGACAATAAATCTCTAACTCCGTTTTATTTTAATGCTGGTGATGGGAAGATTTATGTTGATCCAGAAAAGCTTTCTACAAACTTTGCTTTCATTGAAAGCTCTGCGCTTAACAGTGATGGTAAAAAGCAATCCACCGCCTTGCTTGTAGCTTCTACTGTAAGAGCAGCGATTGAGGAGGAATTGCTTCACCTTGCGACAGTTGGGACATTTACGCAACAAGAGCTTGCCGAGTTTGCCGATGATCTTCTTAAACGCAATGCTTTTGAAGGAATTGTGTATCAAGTGCGCAAAATGCAACGCATTACGAGTCCTATTGACTCAATGACGGATGGAGAAAAAGCTATTGTTGCTACTGAGGTTCTTTCCTTCTTGCATCAAAAGTCTGCGGAAGGCGCTACTTATGGCGATCAATATGAAGAACTTTTTGAGCTTGCTGCTGGTAAAGGCAGTGCAAGGATACAGACTGCTAAGGCTTATGGTCGCCGTATGCGTTACATGCTTGGTGCTCGCGCTGCGACATCGTTTATGTCTCCACGTATGCAGAAAATGGTGGAGGTTCTCAACTCCCGCAAAGCTGAAATGGGAGTCAATCGCCGTGCTACAAACATGTCTGAATTGATTGCTCGTTTCAACCAAGAGCAGTTCCGTGGCAGTAAGAAAGCTATGCAGGATGCAATTAACCAAGCATTTGTTAATCAAGCTGCTGAAGTTAATGATCTGCGCCAAATGCTTAAGGAGAATGACATTCCTGTTCAGAATATTTTGGATATCAATTTTGAATTAAATACAGTTTCTCTTGTTCCTGAATTTAGCGATTACTACAGACTCAAATATGGGCAAAAATCCCTTGATGACCTCAATGACTATTTTAGCCGACTAAACCAAAATGAAGCCGTTGGCAATTTGGCTGACTCCGTGCGCACTGCTCGCTCTAGAATGGATTCTCTGCGCTTGTTAATGGATACCACCAGTGAGCTAGATCGTCTTGTGGAAATGGCGACAAATGGCAATTTTGACGAATTGTCAGAGTATTTGGAGAATCCAGAGAATCAAGGAGTGTTTGACTTGGGTTCTTTGATTCAAGTTCTTAATGGTCTTAAATACGATACGAATATCGCAAAGGGTATTGAGCGCGACAAAGCTAGAATTGAAAACGCATTTAACGCTGTATTTGATCCTCAGAAACAAGTAGCCAATAAAGATCAGGCTATTGGATACCTGTCCAATTTGCTTTCTAGGTATTATCAGAAAAATGAAATTGAAACAGATTTGGAATTTGTTGAGCGCATTGCTTCTGAAATGAATCAAAGCAAAGAGGAGTTGATTCAAACGCTTCAATCCATGGCGCGTGAACAAGGTGGCATGTTTACATCCAATGAAAACTCTGCTCGTAGCAGCATTGTTGAACGTGATAGCAGGGATAAGCTGCTGGCATTGCTAAAAGAAAAGAACAATGCTCAACCAGAATCTCCTATTCGCCCAACGTATTACTCTTACGCGCAAGCTGTAAGTGACTACAATGATTTGGTTCTTAACTACGCCGATATCCTTCTCAATAAGAACTTGAGTGAAGTTGATGAGTTCGGCCGCAACTTTGCCGATGTCACAACTGCCCTAGAGAACCCTGCATCAACCCTGACCTTTAATGTCAATTTGTTTGGATACAATAACGAGCTGGCTACAACGGCAATGGGTCATCGTGCCGCAAGAACAAAAGCGCTAAGTGACAGTCCTGACGATGCTGCATTCAAAGCTACTTTTGCATACCAACAAGCTTTTGTCGGCCGCATTATTAGTAATGACAGAAATGATGCCATTGATAAAGTTGTGCGCATTGAGTCTAATGCTGCATTCCTTGGTGAAGAGGCTTACAACGATTTCTGGATTGCTCGCCTTTCTGGTGAAGTGCCAACCATTGGCGGCTTGCAAATAAGCTACAAGGACTATCATACAACAATGGGCTTTCAACCATTGATCACCAGAGAACGCGCTTCCGATGGCACAGTGGAACCAGAAGACCTTTCTTTGTATTTGCTTAAGCTTAGAGTTCCTGATGCAGAAATTGATTTTAGCAGCAAGATTTCTGGCAAGAAGCCTTCTATTCGGAACTTCAGAGATAACTTCTTAAAGCTAGCTCAAAGTGATGCGGCAACAAAAGAAGCTGCCGCGAGACTGATTACTGAGCAGCTAGTTGATGTTGCGCAAATTGGCAAGTGGATTAGTGACCTGCAAGACTTGATTGGTTATGACAATAAAACTGGTTTGTTTGATGTTGTTGAGTCATTGAATAACAAGGAAACATTTGCTTCTAAGTTTGCTAAGCAATTGATTTATCGCATATTTGACAACAAGCTTGTTGTTGGTGGAACAAAGGGTTTGACCGTTAATGGCGCTGACCCAATGAATCCAACATTGTTTGAGCATTTGCAATTGATTCAAAGAGTTTACGACGCAACGCATCCAGGAAAATCTGGTAAAAAGGAAGTCAATAAAGATGATCAAGACTTATTGTTGTCGTCACTTCCAATTATCCTTGAGCAGATTGACGCATTGAATAGCGATATTGGTCTGGCGCGGAAAACCAACTCTCGCTTTAAGAGTCAGTATGTTGCTTCTACAATCATGGGCGATATTCGCTTGATTCAGGAGCAGGGCGCTGAAGGTATCCGTGCAAACGCCGAGCTAATCAAAGCTATTCAGGATTCTTATTTTGACATCCAAGCAATGGAGGATGCTGAGTGGCTTACAAATTACCACACTAAAAACGGCCCAGTTGGATACAGCGGGGTCACAGCTCTTCAGCTTATTGATTCCTTTGCTAAAATTCCCAGTTCTGCAATGAATGAGTATTTTGTTACTCAAGGAATTCAAGGCACTAATGTAGCTGCGTTGCTCCAGAGATACTACCAAGCTCAAGAAATGTATGCAGAATTAGGCATGGGTTCTCCAAGGGCTAAGGATAGTGACGGAAAGACTACTTACGCTCTAGACAACCTTACGTTTAACACAGTTGAGCGTGTTGGTGATCGCCCGAGCGAAACTGACGAGGAGTTTAATGATGATCGCCCAGCCTTGAATAGAGGGCAAGAAACGGCTGGAACTATGCCTCAAGGCTATGAAGGAACGCAGGAGCAACTTGAATCTCAGAGACGCAAATCCTTGATGGAAGAAGTCAAGAGAATCAAGTCTTGGATGTTTGCTTCTAGTGTAAGTATATTCCAGTTATTTGATGAAAATCTTGAATTGAGTTACACCAGCAAAATCAACACGAATAGAGCTAAAACGTTCTTCCGACTTTTTGCTGAGGCGCAAGTAAATGGTGAATCGAATAAAGAATCAAAACAAAGATTGCTTAACTTGGTTAGGGATCAAATGGTCTTCCTTCATTACAAGTATAACACTAATGAGATTTCAGTAGATTCTCCTTTTGTTGTAATTGCTGACAATCTTTTCAATTACAAGCACCCAATGGAATTTCTGTTGGATGTAGCTGAAGCCATTGCTGAGAAAGAAAGAGCGTTTATCAATGATCTTCAGGCTCACTCCAAAGACGTTGGTGTAATGGTTGCCAAGGAACTCGGTAAAAATGTCGAAAGCAAAAAACAAGCTGACTTGAATGGCGATGGAAACATTGACAATGTTAATGCACTTGCTTCTGAGTCTTTGTTGAAATCGCTTCAAGAGGATATTGATAAAGGCAAGCTTGTTGATGGCACATTATTCCATGCGCAAATGTTCAAGATGGGCAGTAGCCAAAGCATGATGGATTCTATTCTTTTGGAAAAAGCTCCATTGTTTTCATCATTGCTTCAGTCGATGCCCAATTTGATCATTTATCAGCCATCCCAATACGAAGGGAAGCGCAATTTCATTGAGAACAATATTGAGTTTGCAACCCTACCTAATAATGACGTTGTTTTGTATATTGGCAATGCAACTGGGCTTGGCTCTAGTAAACAAGCAGAATTGCTTGAGCGTGTATTGACGGCTCGAATTAAGCAAGAAATTGGCGCAAATGGAACACAGTCTCCTTTAGCCGCCTCAATTAAGCAAATAGCTTCCACGATTAGAGAGCAAATCAATTACGTTTTCAGCACGACTCCTGAGCGTATTAGACAAATGGAGGAAAAAGCGTTTAGTGTTATTAACGGAAATCCCAATATTCCTACCAATGTTGTTAATACGCTTGTTGAACGCTATCGCAAAGCGCTTGAGTCCGATGCTGCCAATAAGTTATCAACGCTAGGAAATCCAGCAAGTCGCGATAAGTTTGTTTCTGACATTGTTGGTGACAGGGCTGGCGATATGCAGTTGTTCTTGGATAACTTGCTTAGCGCGGATGTTGAATCCAATGAGAATAGTATCCTTCAAGACATTAAGCTGATTGTTGACATGTTTACCAATCCAGACACATACAAGATTCTTAGCGCAATCAAGTCTCCTGAAGTTGAATTAACTAGCACTGAACTTGATCCTAAATACAAGGAGTTCTTTGACACAGCAATCAATCGCTTTGTTTCTGAAGAAGTTCAAAGCTCGATGGTTTACGATATTGCATTGGAGCAGGGCGCTAATAACGCATTTGATGAAGACAATCTTGGAGTGTTCACCCCCGAAGCTGATACTACTTCATTCATTGTTGATGAAATTATTAGCTCTTGGAGTGACAATTTCCTGAGTGGCGAGCCAAAAGAGGATGCGAATAACGCAAGAAAAGAAAAACAAATTAAGAGCGTTATTGAGAATTCTCCTTTGGATTTGGTTAAGAGGGTTGTTGATGGATTGATTGTTGTTAATGAGGTTAAGGGTGGCAGAGAATCCGTTAATCTCACTTATGATCAAATTGCCACAACGACAAACATCCTGAAAGAAGTAGCACCTACTCCAGACTTTATGTTTGAGTTTGTGTTTACCGAAATGGTTCATGCTCTTGCTCCTCATAATGAAGCTCGCTCTGTTCTTGATGGAACTGCGCCAGCTCCTATTGGACGGCCGCAAAATGTTTTTGAGCTGCTGCAAACTAGCTCTTTCCCAGTATTGATGAATTCAACTGGTCAAGGCAATTTCCGTTCAAGCTACAACATTACTAACTTTTACTACAATAAGGCTCCAACCACCAAGTTGTTTGAAATGCGCCGTAAAGAAGCGTTTGTAAGCAGCTTGGCATCCGCTACGCCGATTGGCCAAGAATTACTTCAATACGTCTATGATGGCGCTGACAAGTCTGGTCAATATGCAGTTCAGCGCATTGACTTGATTGACGCTCAAGACACGTTGGCTGCTTTGCGCAATCAAATCAAGGATGTCATTGGAGAGGATATTTTCAATGAAGCTGTTGAGAATCATGAGACACTTGAATCGAGAAAGCAAAAAGACATCGAGGATGCAAATGCTAGAATTGAAGAAGTAGATCGCCAGATTCAGGCATTGAGAGAGGATGGCTTAAAGCAATTGGAACAAGTGTTATTGGATAATGCTAGGGGTAATTACAACGAGTCAATTGATACAATTCTAGACCTGGCTGTAAACATTGCTGGTATTGTTCATGATATTGGTCAAAAACATCAAGTTGCTACATCCGCTGTTGTTAAGGACGCCTCCAGTGAAAGCGCGTTGGAGAAGTTGAATAATTACCAAGAGTCAATTACCCAGCTTGAGCGCATTGACAAAGAAATCAAAAATCATTTGAGAGACAATTCTGGATTGATTTCTGACCCAGTTGCTTACAATAAGGCTTATTTTGTTTTGGTGCTAAATCATAATGCTTATGCTGGTCATGCGCGTAACGCTTTAAATTCCTATGCTAATGAAGTTGCTCAATCTATTGCGAGGAACTCATTCAATAAAGCTTATGATTTGATTTCTGACGTTTCTGCTTTGCAGGAAGCTGTTGTGCAATCAATTTCAAGGGGATTAAATACATACACAATTAACGCTGAAACCATTACTCCTCAAAATTCCGCAAGTATTAATCAATCGCTTTCAAGATTTTTGATGACAACTGGACGTAAAGCTAGTGCAATGAAAATTGCTCGCGATTTGTCCTCTCCCTCAAATGTAAGCGCATTGCTTGAAAGAGTTCAATCTAATCAAGCATTGACCAATTTGATGCAGGAGCAAGTTGATGCAATCATCGCAAGCCCAGATACAAACGATGCCGTTAAAGAGCTGTTTAGCCGACTAAAGAAAAAAGAGCTTTCTAAATCAATGAAAGAAATTGTTTCTAAGTTTGATCCAAAATTATCTTTGAAGCAAATCTCTGACCTAGTTACTACTGAACTACTAAAAAATCCTAAATTAGTAGATAGACTTGGTAAGGAGATGTTTAGTGGCGATGTCAAAATGGCATTGAGAAAGAGTGCAGAATTCGCTAGCGCTGAACTAGGCGCTGAAAGAGAAGGCTTTTCTCACATTATTGCTAGTAATATAGCAAAACAAATTGACGACCTGAATGACCAGAGAGAAGCGCTGCTTAGAGCATTGGCTCGCCTTGAGGTTGAAAGCAAGGGGGAAAGTATGACATTAATGCAGCTGAGTAAGAAGTTTTCATTTGATGAGAAATCAACTATTGAGCGCATTCAAAGAACTGCTTCTCCTCAATTTGACGCAAGACTCAATCTTGTTTTTGATACAAGAAGACTAGACAATAGCCCAGATTCAATGGCTACCAAGAAGAGAATTCTTAGCAGCGTTGCTATCATCAATGAGGCCGCGAGACTATTCCTTGAGAAAGAAGGAGAGAACATGCACCGCGCATTGTATGAGGATGTAGAAATGTTTGGTCAAGGATACGACCTTATTCAGGACTTTAACAATGTCATTGACTTGGCGCGTTTAAGAAACTCTTTGCAATTTAGGGCAGATGAAATGTTTGCATTCCGCGCCGATGAGGCATTGAACACTCTTGTCACTGAAGCCGATGAGAAGGCTGTTCAATTGTTCGGGGTCACGGTGCAAGACATGGTGACAAACAATATGTCTCCCGCTGTTGTAGAAATTGTCAAGGATGGGCAATTAACTAAATCCCATGTAATTAGAGAAAGTAAAAATGATGAAATAGAGGAGCGAGAAATGAAGCTAGAGACAATTGGGCTTCATAACATCGTAAGTAAAAAAGAAAGACTAAGAAGAACCGCATTGTTTATCAATGACCAGTTTTCTTCCAGTATGTTTATGCCAACAACTACCAAGCTGGCGGAGGAGAACAACAAGTCCTACTTGGTTTACAGCACTAACGCTAGAAATGAACTAGCTAAGAACAAGAGACAAACCAAAGCCGACTGGAATGTAGATGAGAAGCTCAAAGAATTAATCTTCCAAGCTGCACAGAATCCGCCATCTAGGGGAGAAGGGGGACTAAAAACCCAAACACACAAAAAAATCACAACTGATCTCAACAAACAAATCAGCGACTCTTTAGCCAACGAAACAAAACTTCCAAAGGAAACTACTGTTGGCGAATTGATCAAGATTGCTACAAACAGATTCACCTCATTCCTTATTAAGAACACAATCAATAAGGAGATGGGCGCTTTTGCTCAAGGCATCCGTGTGAATGGCTCGATCAAGCGGACACGCGCCATGAGTGACGAGGAATTTGAAACTGCGTTTGATGATGTGTTTGCATTTGCTTCAAATCCAGACAATGACGCGACCTTGCAGACTGCTGGCTTTGAACGTCTGGGCAAGAAAAAATCAGACTACTCACTGAGTGAAAAGAAAAACTTGGTGGAGAAAGCTTATGCGGCCGCAATTAAGGAAAACGACTTCCTTGATCCTGACAGCAAGGTTAGCCAGTCTATTGCGTTTTATGAAAAGCAGTTGGTTGATATTGTCACCATGCTTAACAGTGATGAGATTGGACCTCAAATGGGGAACTTTGCAGAATACATCAGAAGCGCTGAGCGTTCAATTGGAAAATTGGTCAACATCCAAACAGCTGTAGATTCTGCATCAGAAGTTAATCCATACACTATTAGTCGCGCTGTCATGGACTTAGATTTGAGTCACAATTGGTCACGCCTGTATTCAATCCTTTACGGACGAGAAACACTCAACAAGCTAGTTACTGGCGCTCTTAACGCTAAAACAGATGACGGGCAAGTTACTACTTTTAGCGCTCACGAAAATGCCTTAGTTCGCCGCAAATTTTCAAAAAGTTATGGAGCATACAATGAAGCTCTAAACCTCATTGGATTGCTTGACCATGGATTGGACGGAAGTAGTGGTAGAAACCGTTTCAGCGCTGAATATCAGTCATTCCAAGATAGAGTTGGAAAGGCATCTAAAAACCTTAATAATGACTTCGTGAAAGGCGCTAAAGCCATGGTTATTGCTTCGCTCAGAGGTATTGCTGTAGCAAATGAAAAAGACAATGGATCAAATGCTCAATACGCCAACAGAGTTTGGATGTGGGCAAACGCTTGGAAAAACGGAATGAAGCAACATGAAAAACTTGAGAATGATCGTCAAAAAGCACACGAGCAAGGAAACAAATTCATGCGCTTTAGCAACAGAATCATGAAGAGGGGGCGCAAGCAAGACAGGGAGAGAGCTGGAACTGAATTGATTAACAATCTCATTACTGATGAAGTAAACTCAATCGTCAACATCATTAACATCAATCACACTAAGCCAGAAATGCTTAATGCAAGAATTGAAGCAATGATTAGCAAGCTTGAGTCTGGATACGAACCTTCAGACCTTACTGCAATTAGAGAATATTCTGACGCATTGCTGTCTGAATTCACGGAAATCAGTGAAGCATACAGAATTACTCAGGCATTTGCTAGCCGCGACAACAGAACTAAAATCTCTGATGAGCAACTACTTGACTCCACAGTCATTTCTGATGTTTTGTCTAAAAATTATTCTGTGTTCCCATTGCGTTTTGGATACGTAAAGAATCCATTGCACGTAAGCCATGAGGCATACAGCCACAATAAAGCTCCAATTACGGACTTTATTGGAATGGAACAAGGTGTGATTAACTACCAAGGAAAACGAACTGGCTTAATGGAAGAAGAGTCGGATAAAGATGCTATTCGACCACTGGACTTAAATCCCTTCACGGCTCCTGACCAAATCGCTAAGGATGCAATGTATCGCATGTATGTTGCGCCTACTTACAAAGTAATCAACAAGTTGCTCGGCAAGAGTTCAACCGACAATGCAAGACAATCTATTACAACAAATGGATTTTTGCACGGCGTAGCTAATGCTACAAACACAGATAGCGAAACAACTTCTAAATATCCATATATCGCGGCATACATCATGGATACAATCGACAAAACGATTAAAAATGACAAGCCAGAGAATGTTGAAGATAGTATTCTTGCTGATTACTTAAGAGCTAGCGCAACTTTAATTGCTGTTAAATACCTTGTTGAACCATGGCAAATTGTTTCTCAGGGCATTATTCCAGCAATAAGCAAGTATTTAACAATCAAGTTTACAAATTTAATTGTAGCAACACAAAAAGACACAGATATTTTGATGGAGGCTTACAAACATGCCGCAATGGGATACAGAAACCCCAATAGCCAAATAGCTAGATTTGTAAAAGAAAACAGCATCAAGAATTATAAGTGGTTAACTGAGGGAACTGACACGCGCCAAGAGCAAATCTCTTTAACGAGATACGAAGGCGAATCAAAAATTTCCTCTGCATCCAAAAAGATTCTTTCTACAACTCAAAAAATTGGAGAAAAATACTTAGACACAGTAATTGGTGGGCCAGAAAGAGCAATGATTCAATCTATTTATGCTTTTGAATTATTCAATCAACTGCAATTGGTAATGGGTCCTGAAGCTCCCGCTACACTTGATGAAATGTTTGAAATGGACCCAAGCGAGATCAATACATTAGCAAAAACCAAAGCTGACATCATGGTCACTGATTTCATGGGTCTTGGAGACAAAGCGAAAAAAGCTGCGGCTTACAACATCAAATCAAAAAGCGCTATTGTTAACATGCTTATTCAGTCGTTTACTAGATTTGGAAACCACACATCTACAGTTGAAGCAAATAGAGGTGTCTTTTCTGAGTATTTGTTCAACAATTACATGAGAAGAAGGGGTTACGCAAACAGCGAGTTTACAAAAGATGCTATTGAAAATATTGTTGGAACAACTCTTCAAAACAGCTTGTTCTTTTTGACTAAATTGCCATTTCTTGTTCCTGCCGCTACGTATGCAGCTAGCATTCTTTATGAATTTGTTGAAGAACTATTCTTTGATGACGATGAAGAAGATGAAGATAATTTGGAAAGCATTGCTCAAAGAGCTTCAGAATGGGCGACATCATTAACTCAGTTTGATGAAAATGGATTCTTGCCATTGCAAATGCTCAAAGAACAAATGTTTCCTAAAAACATGAGCGTAACAAATCCAAGCACTATTGCCGAAGAAGGTTATAGCGGTGCTTATTTTGAAATGATTAAAAAAGCTGGAGTTGATATAGCTTGGGATACTACTGGTGTATTACCGAATTCAACAGCGGCATCATTGCTTAGTTACATACCGGTTAAATCTTTTGTAAGACTTGGAATTGGATCGGCAAAGGACAAGTTTACTGAAAGCGAAAAAAGTGATTACAGCGAAATGCAAAGAAAATCATGGCTAGCTGAGCGCTTTGCAGAAACATTCATTATGCCAATTACAGAACCTGCTATAGCAGCAAACAATGTTAAGAATCTAATGCTTAACTACGCTCTGCCTAAAGACGGTTACGAAGGAATTAGCACTGGTGAGTTCCTTAACGGTATTGTAACTGGACTGCTTGGAACTAGAAATAGTCGGCGCTCAGTGCCTAAACGTCACGCCGAACAAGGTGGTTGGGGAGTTGAGAACTAAACGTCTTGCCTTTTAACCGCATCAAGTAGAATTGTTCCTGACTCTAAGCGTTTTGTGATAATCTCCCTTGCTGTTGGTGTTACTGGTTTCTTGCTCAACAAGAAGCGGATAGCATCAATAAGCAGGGGGATAACGCGCAATGATTCAAATTTGACCATCTGTGGAGTGATTACGGACACAACTGGAGTGGCTGCATTAACTTCGTCTAATGGTGCGTCATCATTTGATAACGCCGCTGAATCGCCATTCAGGTCTTCAATTTGGTGCGTAACTTGTAGTTCTTCATGGCTAGTTACTTCTGGTGGAGCAGCTAGTTGTTCTTCGTCAATTACTTGTAGTTGTTGTTTTTTTGGTCTTGCCATAATGTTTGTTTGTTAAATTTTGGTGGTGCTAGAATGGGCCACCGCTCCAACCTATGCCGAACCCTCTAGCTGGGAGAACAGAAAGGAACGTATTCCTTCGGCAAAATTATTGCATATTGAGGAAATTGGGTTTTGGGGAAACAAGCCATCCCTCTTCTTTAGCTTGCTTTGAATTGTGGTGAACCCATTCATGGCATTCATGGCACAATGGTAGGATTACACAGCAGAAAGCTCTTGTCGTGCGCCTAAACGGATGATGTGGCTCAAAGTCTCCATTGAAATGTTTCCAATTGTTTCCCTTGATTCCGCAACGAGCGCAAGCTGATGGGATATACACCTGCAAAATGCGCTTGTATTGCTCAAGCCATTCAGCTCGCTTCTCTGATACGTGTCTCATAAGTCCAATGCTTTCTTAACAGCCTTTAGGCAAATGTCATAAATCATCTTGTCTTTTTCTGACAAGGCTCTTCCTTCATCAATCGCGCTATCTCTAATATGATTCATTGCAAGTTGTGTGGCTTCCAATAATTCTGGAGATGCGGCGGCTAAATAAGCATCAGCATGACGAGAGATAAACCCATCAAAGACAACATGAATTCTGTTTTCAACTTTAACAAGTTTTTCGTGGTGTATAGTAACCCTCCATGGAGTAGCGCTAATTACTTGGTTCATTTTACTGCTTCAATGTAGTGATATGGAGAGCCTTGAGGTTTGCCAAAAAATGAATCCGACCATGCAAATTCACCATCAATATATCGGCCTACAGCATAATGAATAGGTGACACAGAAGTCAAAGAGGTTCCTTTATAAACCCATTTATTAAGGCCTATTGGCAATGTAGGGAGCGGAATGTCTTGCAAGCCAGGCGGGAACTCATTGTCGCTTTCACTTTGCTCGACAAGAACTTCTGAAATAACTGGCTTAGACTCAACATAACCAACACATTTCAGGATTTCAAATTTTTGATTGACCTGATAATTCGCCAATCTTTTAGCTTCGGCAATAGCGCTTTCAAGGTTTTCATGCTTGCGGCTTGGGCCTGATCCATGCCTGTTGTAAACGTAATAGTATTCTTTCATATTAGTGTTTTGATTTAGGGAGTTCATCTTTGTCGAGCGTCTTCTTGAAGCCCACATTGGCGGCTGTATGAAAGACAACAATGCCTTCTGGATTCATAAACCCTGGAGCAGCTTGGCTTCCAGTAGCTCCCAAGTAAGTAAGGGTAGCTTCGATACGCGCCGTATCAAAAATACCTTTGTAAAGAACAGGAACAAGACCTACGCATGGAGGAAGAACATCTTGATATTTTAACACTTGTGGATTTTGACTTGGAATGATTTGAGGTTCTTGGCCGTGCAAGCACCAGCGAGTTACATTAAAGAGGCTCAAGCGCCTTTCTGAGAGGCCATACTTCCTTTGGATGCCTTGCCCCCACCATTCGCCAAAATGCGTTCCTACGCCAAGTTTGAGCAATTCCTGAGCATTGTCGTAAACCCATGAGGCAAATCCAAAATTGTCATCAATGAGAGTGATCCATTTGGTTCTACTGCCAGCAAGCATTTTGTAGTTTAAACCATCTGCTCCAAGCCATCCAGTAATAGCGTAAGGGTCATCTTTGTGACTGCCTTGCGTAATGTGAATACTAGCATTGGTTCCGTCAATTTTCTCGGTGACGATGCACTCTCTGGATAGTCTGCCCATTTTGGGGAATTCTTTAAATGTTGGTGTATTCATAATTTGATTTGGTTAAAATTGAATTGCATTAAGTGTCATGTTTTAAAGTCTTTGTGGACAGGCACTCTTCCCATTTAAGGGATTTATCCTGGGTCGCCACCCCAGCCTTAATGCAATAACCGATTAGTCGGTCAGACTGGCTGCACTCTGTCCAGAGCGTGGTTCGTCTTTAGCCATTGACTATCTGGTTCACCGATCACCAGCAGGTTTCTCGCGTCCAAGAAAATCATTCCCTACTCCGTTGCGCTAAACGGGATCACACGTTAATTCGTGCTCGATGTTGCGCGACCGACCGCGTGGGAAGGTTCGTGTTGCACCCGTGGTGAAACAGAGGCGTTCTGAGAAAGTTTTCATGGTTTCATCGTGGTGTTGCCAGAGATTTTGGTGTGATCCACCATTCTTGATATTTCAAAATTTCGCGCCCTGATTTGTCCACCCCAGACGGCTCGAAGCCTCTGAAGTATATTCCATGCGTCGAAGCCGAAATGATTTCAGGGGTGCGGATTTCAGCGAGTATTCGCCCCATCGTAGTCGTTGGGTCATCCCACCATAGCAATCGCTTTTCATAGCAGGTCATAGTCCCGTTGATTGGTTTCGATGGTTTTGGAAGTTGTTTTTGTAGTTTTCCGGTAATCATAATCAAAGAGGTTAATAAGCGAATGACAGCAGGCGCTCTTTATGTCGACTTAGCTATTGTAAGCGCAACCAATAAAGCATCTACGTCTTCCCATCTCATGCAACCAGCAAGCTTTATATTTGTTTTTTCTTTTCCCATAACTATAAATGAGCATCCTTCTAAATTAGACCAGTCATTTACAACTACTTCAATGTTATCATTTTTGACAATGACTTCGCTGACTTTGTTTGTCATTGTTTTTAGTTCTAAATCTTGCATGTTGTTTTGTTTGTTGAAATTTGGTGGCCTGTGCGCATCGGCATTGTGAGCTTGACTTATCCTTGGTTGGTTACGACCAACACTCAGAGGGATTTAGTTGCAGGCTTTCATCCGCAGACCGTTTTATTCTCTGTCTTTCCAGAGTGTCAAACATGCGTATTTATTAACCTTCTCCAGCATGTTAGAGTATGAAAAGTTTTGTGGCTAGATGGCACAACCTTGGATCGAATCTGCCATTTTCATAGTTAATCCATCACTATTGAAACCACATTCCAACCCCCGATCAGGTCGCTCATTCAGATGTCGTGTTTCATGCCTGAAACCGTATGCTCTATTGAATGCCCTCATTTCGGAGGCTGGGATGTGGTCTCTGTCTTTCCAGAGTGTCCCGATTTTATACAAGCTATTGGAGAATTGGTTTCTCCGCATTTTCCAAAACTTGCTTTGGGGCCGTGCCTTCCGTCTCGTTGCGGCCATGCGCTTCTACTTTCGTAGGGACGACGCAGAAATCTTTGGTAAGCGTTTTTTAGGATGCGCTTCCCCCTTTTGCCCCTGCTCGTTGAGTCCTCCCAATCCGCGAGGAAATCTTTAGTCAACTAAATTACGCCCATGGAGCTTTGGAATACATAGGGCGAACAACCCCAGGATTAGCAAGGAAGCGCTTTGTTTCTTTGTCAAACCACGTGTTGGTCATCGGTATCTCGCCAGTAGCTCGCTGCTTGCGACAAATCAATTTGCCACATGGAGTTGATTCCCAAAACTCTTGAATTGCTGTTTCTGGATAGTCATTGGCTTTCATCTCGGCCATGCGTTCATGTTTGGATACATCACGCCAAACAGTAATAATGTTGTCAGGCATATTACCCCACTCGCTAGCGCCTTGAATCTCGGCAATTGCGGGTGGACTACTAATGCCTTCTCCACTCTTGCGTGGGTGAGCAACAACATGAACATGCACGGGATAGTTGGAGGCAAAGACACGAATAGCATCAATAGCTTCAGCTTGGGCTGTATTGTCGCCGCGATCAACATCCATAGTCATAACATTGTCGATGACAAAGTTGGTAACTCCATAGCGTTTGTGCGCATGGATGAACATATTGATGAGCTTTAATGGGTTGGCTTTTTCCCTGCTCTTGTAGATGAATACGTTTTCACTGAGATACTTGTATGCCACCTCGAAATCAAGGGAGTTAACAATGTCTCTATTGCCAGTCATGTTCATCAGGATTGAACCAAATGTCCGTTCTGGCGGCTGCTCAAACGAAGCAACTACACTCATCACCCCACGCGCAGCTAAATTCGCTACTTGGTTTTGAACTGCTTGTGATTTGCCTTGGCTGGTGTAACCAAACCAAAGGGTAATCTCATGCTTGCGGAATGTGAGGTCAAAGCCAGGAATAAAGAATGGGTCACCATCGAGAAGGTAGTCACCGCGCATGAAGTCCATAACGCCGTGCTTCATCTCTACAGCATCAACAATCTCGTCAAGCTGACCCTTAGCAGTGGATTCAATCAAGTTGGCAATCTCATTGCCACGATTGGCCTTAAGCATGTCATTGGCATCTTTAAGGGGGAGATTGACAATGATGCAACGATCAACGCCAAGTCGAGCAGCTACATCAGCAGCGCATTTACGACCAGCATTGTCGTTATCCATGATAAGAACAATAGTGTCAAAGTAAGAAAGATACTCGTAATCCTCCTTGATCCAGTTCATGTTTGACACTCCAGAGGGAATTGAAACGGCTGGCAATCCAATTTCATACATTGCCATAGCGTCCCATTGACCTTCAACAATGATCAAACGATCTGAATTTGAGGATGGATCACAAACATCTTTACCAAACAAGTTGTGGATTGGGTTAACGCTGCTCCACATAACCTTCTCATTGTTTGGCATCCAATGTTTAGTAAGGCTAAGTTTAGAGTCGCAGTCATAGTGGGGGAAGATTAGCTCGCCTTTAGCGCCAGATTTGACGTTGTAGGCTTCTAATGTCTTTTGACTAATCTTGCGCGATGCAGCGTAATCAATGCAATCCTTCGTCAATGGCATTAGCGAATTGGCCAACTCATCATAGTTGGTTGACTTGCTAGAGCCAGAGAAGTTTTGAATTGGGGATACATTAAGGAAATTACCTAACCATGCAATGCTAGCAGGAATAGACATGCCTTTAACCATGGATACCAGCTTCCAAGGACTACCCTTGATTGATGGATTAGCATGGTCATAGAACTGCCCAATGTTGTATGCTTTGGTTGAGATACTGAGGCTTTCACCAGGATTGCCATCAATATCGCCAATGCGATAGCAACCAGTTTGCTTTTTAGCATTTGGGAATAGCGTAAGAACAAACTCATCAATGCGAAATTCTAGCTTCGCTTTGATTTCCTGTAGATCGTAAATGGTTTTGGTTTCTTTAATCATTGGTTAATTGTTTTTTTATTAAATTCAGCAATAGCTTCTGTAACTGAAACTAATCCGATAATATCTGAAATTGTTCCTACAAGACTTGTGACCAAGTTAACGTGCATAGCATCTGCTAATGGAATCAATGAGATGAAACGTTTAATTTCTTTCTCGATGATTTCATAGCCGCGATTATCGCTAGCGGTGTCAATTTTTTTGAGTTCTTCGCTCATTTCTCCACTACTCCTAATATCCTCAGTGAGTGCTCCTTGAATATACGAAGTTAGCTCAATAAAATTGAAGACGATATCTTTTAAGTGCTGATCTTCATCACTCCATTCTCTGTCTTCACTGTGTTCTCGTTCAGGTTTATCACTAGGTCGCCCTGTGGTTCCATCAATGCTTTGGTTCTCTTCCATAAGTTGCTTTCTTTGTCGTAAATGACGTAATCCACAGTAGCGTCTTTGCAGGCTGCAATTAGGTCTTTGATTTGTGATTTGTCAGTCAATCCAATAATAACTGAATTGCCTAGTCGTTTAATAATGCTAGCCATGCTGCGCACATCTTTAGCGGAAAGATCAAGCTCAACTGCTTTAGAAAGCAATAGGTCTTTGTCTTCTTTTTCAATCTTGGCGTAATATGCTTCTTTGTGGTGACTGAAGGACAATGGATATTTACGTCCATTATATTCCTTAAACACCCCAACGGCAGTAACGATTGTGTTGTATGCTTTGTCTGAAATCTCAGAAACTTGGCTTACGTCAAACTCATTGCCAAAGTAGCCTTCGAGTTCTGCTGTAATGCTGCCAAGTAGCCATGTTGAGTAGTCGTCAATTTTGTTTGTGGTTTCACGCGCAACAAAGATGCGATCAATGACTTTGTATGCTTGTTCAAGAGTTGGTGGATTGTCAGCACGTAGAGTTGCTTGGCCACCTTCCCTGATAACAAAGTGCTCTGAAATAGGATTGGTGACAATCTGAATCATCGCTGCAACATCGTCAGCTTTGTCTTCTGCTTGACCTTCTACAACTTCTTGATATGTAATTACTTCCATGGGCGCGAAGTCGTCACATGCTTCTTGTGGCGCTTCTCTCGACAAGCAGACAATGAACTCATCTACTTTCTTCTTGAGAACGCCAGTGTAAGCATCGCTTTTGATACTTTTTCCAGCTCGATAATTAGCAATCAGTTCTGAAATAATGTCAAAAGGAATCGAATACTCCTCGCTAAGGAATGGGATTTCTTCGTCATTTACAATGACTCCATCTAGATAAATGTCTTCACTCATGTTTTACTTTTTATTTTTTGTTGTTTTTTTGGGCGTAGAAACCAAGTAGTCTAATACATCGCGCCAAAGTTGCGGAGATAATGATTTCTTTGATTCATCTTTATTGAATTTGTGAACAATAAAAGTCTTCAAGCAGATGACTTCAAACTTTACGCTTTTACGTTTCAGGTAATTTGCAAAGCTCAATGCAGATTTCTCTGAATTGAAATATCGCTTCATCTTTTTGCTGAACTCATTAGACAGAATCATATATTTGTATTTGCTGGGAACAGGAATCGTTCGATTCTTAAACCAAAAACAAAATGGCTTCAGCCAAAATGGAGCAGTTAATTTAGTTGGTAGTTTGATTTTCATAATTTATGGCTTTCGATTACAACGCCATTGAACTCAATGAGATGACATTCACTGGACCTATTGATTAGTAGCAAGCATTTCTCTCTGCTTTCAGAGACTCTGATTAGCTCTCCATCTAAGATAACACCCCATAAAACCCTGGTCGATTCTGGAATTGAATTGTATTCCCAACGATCAAAGTCCCATGATGGGCAAACCGTTACTTTCCAAGGGTCATTGCTTCCTGCTTTTCTGTAGTAAACAGGACTACCTTCAGCGTGTGCTTTAATTGCACGAATTGTTTGTTCTTTATTGATTTCCACTTTCATGATTTTTAGTTGGCTAAAGCCATTTCTGAGTTAAGGAGTTTTTCACCGCGACGCACATTTGCATCCCAGTCGATTTCAAATCGCGTAGCTGCAAGCGTTTTTGTTGATGCTGACGCACCCCAGTTACTTGTGTAAGATTGAGCATCAGGATCTTTGCGATTAGAGGACTCATGAGTTTCAAACTCTGTCAATGCTTGGAATGCGTCAAGTCGTGTCCGACCTTCGTTACCCTTACCTCGCTCAAACAACTCACCAATGCGAGCTACTTTCTGAATTAAACCATTTGTTGCGTGTTGCATATTACGTCCCTGAATGCCAGCTGCCCAAGCACGGGCTTCATCTCGACTGCAAGAGGCTTCATGCGCGCGCTGCAACAAGGACTTGTAGAGATTAGACGTTCCTGCAAATTGGTCAATAGCATTGATCAATCTTTGCACATTTACTTCAAGCATCGCCGTGTGCTTTGCTTTGCCAATCTCTTCGCCGCTTTGCATGGATGCCATGAATGTATTATGACAAACTGTGCAGAAGCTCAAATATTTGGCCGTCATCGCCGTGGATTTGTCGAACGAGTCAAGAACAGTGATAAAGTCCTTAAATTCGCGTCCAGCAACCTCAAAGCCTTCCGATACCTTAAGTGAGCAGAAAAGCTTCTGGCGGTTATCTACAGTGCCAGCAGAGATAATCTGGTAAGGAGTCTCGCCCATGCCTTTACGAATAACTTCCCAAAACATTTCCACTGATGATGGATGATAAGAGGGAGCGTAAGGTTGACCAACTGGAAGCCAGTCGTCAGTTGCGAGCAAGATTTTGGAATCTGGATTCTCTACATAAATATCAGGCAGTCCTTCAACTTGTGATGGTCTATTGAAGAAAATAGAGGATTCTTGAACCTCAAAGGGCATTGAGTTTTCGCGTGTCACTTCATCAACAATAGTTGTGAGTCCGTGCCATGCTTGGCCAATCCCTGCTTGGATGTCTCGTTTTTCGATTTTGTGTGCCATTTTGTTTGTTTTTTCTGTTGTTTTTGGTTATTGTTTGCTCATGAGAGCATCTGGTATTTCAGTTAATCCACCTGTAAAGGTGATGTGGGAGGGGAGAATTGTTCCTGTAAGTGATCCTAGACTGTCAATTAGGCATTTGGATATTCCATTTGAAAAGCGTGATGCTTTTTACAAAGCGGTTTACGATGTTGCTCCTTACCTAGTTACTGATGTCGAGGCAATTACGCCTAAACGTGTTCATTTTGGTGAAGTTCAACAATACCTCAAGGCACTAAAGTCGCGTTGGGTGGACTCAAGGATTCCTTTAGCCGACGAAAAGACGGCTGTTAAAAGAGCCAAGATTTGCGCTGAGTGTCCTGAGAAGGTCAAGATTTCTGGTTGCTTTGGTTGTAGTGGTGTATCCAAACTTCTTTTGCATATTCCAAGAGACTTTTTTGCACATAACATAGGATGCGGCAAATGCTCTTGTTACCTGAATAACAAAGTGTGGATGTCTGAAGAAGTGCTTAATGTTGACAATAGGGATATTGAATACCCTAGTCATTGCTGGATGAATGAGGCAAAATATCCATAAACTTATTCATTGCATCAACAGAATTTGAAAACGTCCATCCTTTGCTACCCCATTCTTCATTGCTAGGAGGAAACTCTGCTGGTGGAAAATAATTTCCTGCAATTTCTCTTCCATTATGTGACTTAATAATAATAACTTCCCAAGTTTTTATTGTTCCAACTTTTGGAGAACCACAGAAAACGCCAACATTACCTTTTCTTGTTAAGAGTTCAAAGTCATATCCATTTTTAGTGTAGCTAGTTAATTGCTTCATTGTTTTGTTTTTGTTCTTTAGTTACTTTGGCATGGCAGTTGACGCATAAGACCCTAAATCCATCGACTTCACAGAATAGCCTTTGAGCAAATCCTGGTAGGTCATTAAAGTCATTAAGAGAACCAGCAGGGATAATGTGATCGGCATTAACTTCTTTTCTTGGGAATTCGCCGTAGCACATAGAGCATTGATAGTGCATGGCTATTCGGCCAGTTTTCTTGTTAACAATCTTTGCCGTCTCCGCTTCTTTCAAGCATTGATATTTAGGTTTCCACCTAGACGATGCTTGCCTTAATGCGCTTCTAATGAATTGAAAGAATCTAGCTTTTGTCCATTCTCCATTGCAATAAGGCTTTTCAATGTCGCGTCGTTTCTTGATCTTTTTCATGGCAGATTTCACAAGAAAACTTCATTGTTTGCAATTTGTCACGCATTTTCTCGCTTACTCCCGCTTCTGGAAAACGAATGAATGACATGTGATGCCAAGAGTAATAGCGCTCAATATCATTGTTGACTTCTTTTGCAGTGATTGAGCTTCCGCAAAATGCGCATTTCAACGCAACTTCTTCTAATGGGATTGTTTCAGGCATAAAAAAAGCAGGCTTTAATCGGTCTGCCAGCGATTGTTACTGATTTAATGCAAATTTTCTCCAAGTTGGAATAACGACATTCTCTCAGAATCCAGCTTCAGAATCTACTTGTTCTGGTTCTTTGAGTTGTTTTTCACCAAACCACCATAAAGCCGCAATCTGAGGGGCGTTCTCAGTGATCTTATTGACGATTTGATTGTCAATTTCCATGTGGATAAGAGCTTGTTGAAGTTCATAGGTGAATAAGGCAATTTGGCGAGCCATGACATCAAGGCTAATCTTGCCGCTGCCACCGCCATTTGATGGAGCAGAATTGCCTGTAGGAGCGCTTTGAGCAGAATCACCGCCTTCGATGGTCACATTCTCAGCAGTAATGCTTGTAACGCCATTGTAGTCGTTTCTTTTGATAGCGCCAACGAAGGTGACTGTATCGCCTTGATTGATGTTGAGATTGGCTGCTGCACCCCATAGGCTCATCTTGGATTTACCAGAGCTGTCAGATACGGTGATGTTCCGCATAGACTTGCCAGTTTTGGTAACAGACGCAGGAAATACGCTGTCAACTTTAACTGGACCGAGGGACAAGGCAGAGCCTTTTGGTGACAAGTTTAATACTTGATGGATTGATGTAGACATAATTGTTGTGGTGTTATTGTATCTTTTTCTTTGTTTTTGTCTAGTTTATTGTTCTGCTTGGTATTGGGGGCATACATGGGCAAATCCGCAAAACGATTGGCAAAAAGTCTTTTCCCCTGGGCGTTTCTCAATGATTTCCCCAGGTTTTTGATCTTCTGCTGCTTCAGCGTGTGAGTCATAAACTCTACGAGCGCGTTTCGCATCTGGTTTCTTTACAGCATAAGTATCAGGCTTAGCCCATTGTTCATCCAATGTGCATTTCCTTGGCTCCCCAAGCGAAGCTTTATGATGTTCTTCGGCCGAGGCAAGTAATGTCTTTTCTGCAAACCCATGGTCATAAGGATGGATAAATATCCGAATTGGAGTTTTGGGATATGTCGGGTCTACTTTAGACTGCATGTATTTCCAGTCACGCTGGAAGTAAACAACGCCAACATATTCGCATTCAATCCCGTTCTTGATGGCTAGATTGGCATTTAGCTGCACCTGCTTGTAGTGTTCTGGCTTTATTACCTCCTGAACTCCGCCAGTCACTTTGTAATCATAAAGGCATCTGTTCTCCCAGTAGTCCATTTGACCAGACACAACAACCTCATCGCCAAGAACTTCAATCGTTGAGAAGTTGCGAATCTCAGCCAGTTCGTTTTCTTCTGGTCGGCAATACTTTTCTAGAATAGCATGAACGGCCGTGCCTAGAAGCGCCATGAATGAAGCATACTCATCCTTTACTGCTGGATGATTCTTTGCCAAGAATGTGCGCTGTGGAGGGCTGACAAGCTGTGTAACGCTGTAGTCTGATTTGCCCTTGGTGTATTCATTTGCTTTTAATGCCCGTGCAAATGGTGATGGCATTGATTGAATTTGTTTTTCTTCATTCATAATGATGTCTCAGTGATGTTTAGATTGTAAGCCCAGATAAGTCGAGCAAGGTTTTCGCACAGGTATTGCTCATAACTGCGAGACTCATCTGTGTAGCCTTCGCAATGACTGAACTCCTCGATCAGCGTGGAAACTAAGTAGTCTTGATTCTTAAAAGCTGCTCCAGTGACATTTACCACGTCAGGATTGTTGCCTTCAACAAAGGCAATTAGATTTCTATCTTTGATTTCTACCATGCGAATTTGATAATCTGTTTTGAATCCAGCATTTTTAAGCGCCTCTAAAGCAAGATTGAGCATACGTGATTGAATTTGAGTAAATTCAACAACATTATATTCAACTTTCTTGCCTTTCAAGACTTGGCTTTTAATTGTTTTGTTGATTTTGTCTGGATGCAATGCTGTTAATTCTTTGATTTTTTCTTCCATTTCTGGGTGAATGGTTGTCATCCAAGGAATGTCAAATTTTCCTTCGTCATAGCCATCAGACAGCAAGAAGCCAGTTTTTCTTTCATCCCATGCTGATTCAAGAATCGCTCGCATAATCATTGTTTCAAACTGATACTGATTCGCCATTGTTCTGTCTTCAGTAAGCAAAAGATTGGTCAGAATGTTGTAGCCATATTTGCAATCTGGTCTTTCGTCAACTAAAATGCCTTTCAAATAAACTTTGCCTTTGTATTCTCCATCGAGGATTTGATACTCGCTATTCTCAAAGACAATGTTTTTGTCGTATGATTGGTTGTTACTCCCAAGGAAATACAAGTGAGCTGATTCATAAATCTCGCAAAGAGCACTTGATTCAATAGTGATTACTGTCCCGTGCGCAATTTGAGGATTGCTTTTACCAACTTCCATGTATCCATTTTCATCTAAGCAATTACTCCAGAGTTCTCGAATTACCGCCCAGTCTTTCCAGTGATTACCATAATGGGTTGTGAACGGTAGTTGAGTGTCATTGCAGTAAATGATTTCAACATTTTTGCCTCGGAAGTCTTCTGTTTTTGTTGTAAATGAGTATTGAGACTCTTCGCCTTGATTGAATGTGGTAAATGTAATTGGCCAGTTTTGGCGCATACAAATAGCAATAGCGTATTTAAGACCAGTGCCAAATTGACCAATTGGGTTGTCACTGTTTGGCTTGGAACTAAGACCAACAATAGACCATGCTTTGGAGTCAATGATAGTTGGCGTAACGAAATGAATTTTCATTTTTCTGTGTATTTTAATGGTTGTTTGTTTTCGTATTTGAATGTGTCAACATTGATAAATTCATTTAACAACTGAACACATTCTACAACATCCTCTAGCGGAGCTATCAATAGAGCATCAAGATCGAGTCTAGGTCTATTGTTTGCTTGATACGCTAAAAGAAGAATTGTGTATGAATTAATATCAAATCCTGGAAGAGCATTGGCTTTGAATGCTTTATCCGCAAGGATGTTAATTTTTTCTCTGATTGGTGGATTAACGTATAATTTGTGAAATGCTACCATATTAGTAAAATGTTGGTGCATCCATCAGGATTCGAACCTGAAACCACCGACTTAGAAGGTCGGCGCTCTATCCAATTGAGCTATGGATGCTTAAATGTGACCAGCCTCTTTGAAGCTAAAATAAGGAGATCGTCCAATTTCTGGCTCTCCTATAATTACGTGATCAATAAATCGTATTTGAAGCATTTCGCTTGCTTCACGAATTCTTGTTGTCAGTTGGCTATCTGCTCGGCTTGGGTTTGGGTCGCCAGACGGATGATTGTGCATCAATGCAAAGCCAAATGCGCCAGTGCAAATAACTGGTCTAATAACTTCACGTGGATGAGCTAATGTTTCGCTGACAGTTCCTACTGAAATTTTGTTGTAAGCAAATGGTTTTAGTTTTGCATTAAGCAATACGCAAACTAATGTTTCTTTATCAAACTCATGGCAAGAAGCTTTTTCAATAACTACTTTCCAATAATCATATAACAACTCAGGAGAATCTACTGTTTTGTAATAAGCATCCTCCTTAACTGTTGAGATTATGATTCGTTGAGTTATTCCTGATTTTGTTTTAATGCAGGGAAGACTTCTTTTCATTTGTTAATTTATTGAGAAATTTTATTCTTCGATTGATTTCTTGGTTTAGATACCATTGAGCTTTTTGCAGGTCTTCAATAGCGTCATGTTTCAAATCTGCTCTCCAAATGTATTTAACTGCGTTACCAAGGCAGAAATTCATGTGTTCAGTAATTTGAATACATTCAATTCCAGATGGGTGATCTGTGTAGTGTTTTGGGTTGTTTACGTTGTCGTTCATTGTTGTGTTTGTTGACTTTTTATTTTATTGCCTAGCTCTGGGTCATCCATGCAAATAATTGCTTTTAACAAAGAGTAAATACTTGCTCTGCATAATTGCCAATATGGTTCACCCATTCGATTGAAAATAGCTTCTTTTGCATCCCATATTTCTTGATATGCTCTAAACAGTGAATGAGCTTCAGGAGATAAATGATTTGGCAATTCTAGCTTCTTCATTAGTATTAATAAGTTAAATGAATTGCCATAAAATCCAATAAATGTTCTTTATCATTACCCATGGTTTCTCTTCCATGAGATTTAGCTAATCTCCTTTGCAGATTGATGCAATCGTGAATTGAGGCGCTAAGCGTAACATGAGCAATTAAATCATTTCCTTCTGGTCCACAAGCTGGCCATGGCTCGTTCCAATGAAGTATTGTTTCGTGGCGCGATTCTAAAAGACTTTCTATTTTTTCATTAAGTTCTTTGTCATTCATAACCAATCTTTCTTCTCCACGCATGGCTTATGCGTTTTCACTAACTCGCCAATCATCGGGAACTCTTGGCAAAACAACTCCAGCATCTGCAAGGCAAGCTCACGATGCTCCTTTTGGGCGTGTTTATCGCACCGCTGCCAGAAGTATGTCATCCATGAGCGCACTGAGCCTTTGACATAAATTGTGGTCAGTGTCGCCAGCGGGAGGATACTACGCGCTGTTTCAGGTGATGCGCCATTCTCAATTAAATAGCGGTAATTGACAGCCTCCATTTTGCATCTGCTTTGCGCCCATTCGCTATGTGGCTTCATTGGCTCACCTGATCCTTGCCGATTTCCGCCTTTTGCTTTCTCGCGAATCTCTACATGATCGTAGTCAAGATCAGACACTTCCGAATACCGTTGGCTAAACTCTTGGAAGCGCATCGACCAGTGCCTGAGAATCTGCGCTGCAATCGCCCGTGACGTTGTGACTTCAAACGCAATGTCCACCATGTCAAATGGCGACCAATGGCCTTCCCTGACGAGGAAAGCAAGAAGCTTATCGCTTGTCTCTGTGTTGTGCTGGTTGCTAGGATTGCTGATTCGCGCTTGGTAAGCGATGAACTCCTCGGCTGTGAATGGTAATCCTGTGTTCTGGTTGATGACCCGTGGCTGGGTGATTGATATGATTTGTGGTGGTTTCATGTTGTTATCCATTCCAATAATTTTGCATGGCGAAAAGGCTTTTTCCGCGACTCCAAAGCGTTAGCGTGAAACAGGCTAGGCTTACCTCAACGCAGAATCCATTCCACTTTGGGGACATGATTGTGAATCCAATCGTGAATGATCGGACAAGTTTAAGTGTTATTTTGTAGGTCATTAGTTTCATGTTGGTTGGTTAAGTAGTTCCCAAGTTTTAGATGATGAAAATAATTTTCAGCGGCTTTATGAATTTAAAAATGCTTTCATTGATTCAATTGTTTTCAATATTTCTTTTATCGAAACAGGGTCTACTTCAATATCGTTTTGATTTATGACACGAAAAGGATATGGCTGTGCATTTGCTAATTCTACAATATGCATGAGATAGCGACGATAATCACCAAAAGTCCATGTTTTTCCGCCATCGTCAGAATATTCGTAATAATAGAATTTATGCTTCATGTTAAATTTTCTTTGTTGCTCCCGAAATTTAGCAAGCTCGCAAAAAGGACATTGTTCAGGAGTCCAGCCATAAGTAATTGTTTCGTCTCCACAACTATTGCATTCTTCATGATATTTGCCCATTGGATTAATTTTGTTATTTTAATATTATGATTCTTCTTTTGAAGAATTGATTCGATCTACGATTTTATTGATTACTTCAACCATTTTATTGATTGCTTTTTTCCCTTTCGGAGTAATCAAGTAGATAACGCTTGGCTTATTGTTTGCTTCTCGTTTGCCAGTAGGGTCATTTTGCCTCTCAATAAGTCCAGCATTTTTGAGATTCATGCGTTTCATTTTATGCGCATGTCCGTTAATGCTTTCTCCATTATACAATTTCCAAAGCAATTTCATGTCACACATGCTTACTTTCTCTTTAGTAATCTTGTCTCTTACTTTTTGAGAAAATGATTTCCATGTAACTCTGGCAGTTTCATTTAATATGTCATCAAATGTTTTATTCATCATCTTCTTTATCCAAAATCATCTCAAGGTGACTAACTTGCGTTTAATTTATCTAATGTGTCCAAGGCGCTATTTACAAGGTCACGTATCATACGTTCTCCTTTCTTGCTGCGAGCATTGCGTCTGCGTATTCGAAAGAGGCCTTTACGACTGTTTCAGGTCTTACATCTATAGGATTCGCTAAAATCCCCTGCAAAGCCGCCGCCGCGAAGTAATCGCGCAGGGTCATGCCTTTTTGAGCTTCGATGATGCTCGAAACGCCTTCCGCTGTTCTGGTTACCATGCTTGAAGCAATCGGCCCTCCATCGTCAATCTTACTCACTTAGCACCTCCTTTCACGGCGGCGAGGGCTTTTTCAAGCTGCTCAATAGTCTTAGTCGTCACCGCTCCACGCTTGGCGTGTTCGATTGTGTATCTATTTGCCGCCGTGGCAAGATTGTCGCGCTGCTTCTGGATCTCATCAAGCTCTTTTTCTAGCATCCCTGAGAAACGATACATGCCAGCAATTATCAGCCTAAGGGCTTCTTCAGTGTTGTAGTTCCCATTAGGGATCGCTTTCAGTCTCTCAAACTCTTTGTCTGTTCTTGGCATTTTTTCTTCGTCCATGTTTTAGTTGGCTAAATTTTGTTTTGTTACAAATTCGCGAGGAAATCAGAAGACAGTTTATTTTCATAAGCAAGATTAAACAATCTTAGTTTCCATTCTTCGGGGGCGCTATAATCATGAATGTTCTGAAGATCCATAATTAAGATTTCATGTCGATCTGGAACTTTACCTTCTAATACCAATGTTTTCCATTGAGTGTTTTTGTTTACATCATCAAAGCTTGGGTCGTATTCACAGTCGGAAATCAAGCATCCAGCAGCACATTTCAATCCTTCTTTGCTTCGATAAGCGCAACCTGTTAATCCTTTGGAACGTGCTTTCTGAGTTAATAAATGAACAGCCACTTGGTCAAAAACTTCTTGAGCCGTAGCGTCATTCAATGTTTTCAGTGTAATTTTTTTCATTGACTTGTATTTTGTTTGATTTAATTTGAAACCCATGGACAAGAAGCCCATGATGAAAAAGCTAGGTCTTGAAGGTTACAACAAACCCAAACGAACCCCAAGCCACCCCAAGAAGAGCCATGTTGTTATGGCTAAGGAAGGAGATAAGACTAAATTGATTCGTTTTGGTGAGCAAGGCGCAAGCACGGCTGGCAAGCCTAAAGCTGGTGAGTCTGAGCGCATGAAACAAAAGAGAGCGTCGTTTAAGGCGCGTCATGGAGCTAACATTGCTAAAGGCAAAATGAGTGCTGCGTGGTGGGCCTCGAAAATCAAATGGTAAAACTATGAAATCCAAAAGCAAAGTGAACCAGTCGGGCAATTACACTAAGCCTACTATGAGAAAGCAATTGTTCAATAAGATCAAAGCTGGCACTAAAGGCGGTGATCCTGGAGAATGGAGCGCACGCAAAGCACAGCTCCTTGCCCGTGAATACAAAGCTAAAGGGGGTAAATACAAATGAAGAAGCCACAAGAATCTTTAAAGAAATGGACTGAACAGAAGTGGAGAACATCTGATGGCAGTCCATCTAAAGGCAAGAAGCGTTATTTGCCAGACGCTGCTTGGAAAGCACTTTCACCTGCGCAAAAAGCCGCTACTAATGCAGCCAAAGCTAAGGGGAATAAACAAGGAAAGCAATTCGTAAAGCAGCCTAAGAAGGTTGCCGATATTGCTAAACAATACAGAAAATAACAATATGATGAACAAAGGTTACGGGAAACCGATGGCAGCTAAGGCTGCAATGGCAAAGCCAATGGCTAAGAAGGTTGCTAAGAAAATGGCAACTAAATCTAAAGGTGCCATGAAGAAAGCTAAATAAGACTAATGGCCTAGCTGCTGATGGTGGCTAGGCTATTTTCTTTTTCTTTCTTGTCCCATTAGGTTCATTCTTGAACTCCTTAATGTTTACGGGAAAGAAAGCCAAGAGCTTTGCGCATGACTTCATTCCTGCTTCTGAGAGCTTGTAATGATAGGAGATGTTACCTCTGTCATTTCTTAGTTCTTTAACATTAAATGCCCATTGCATACGTTTCATTGTCGTTTGCACTTTAGGCTCCCCCATTAGTCGAGCAACCTCTACGCATGTGCAATAGCCATAGGCTTCCTGTAGCTCAAGCACTGCTAAGATAATGAATGCTTCTCTGTAGGTGATGCCAAGGCTATTGATGTTTCTTGTAAAGCAATTGATTGATGACAATTTATTCATTGATTGATTGTAGTAGGATTTCTTGCAGCTCGGCAACTGTATGTCGCCAGTATTTGTATAAACTACTGACAAACTCAAATCCAATCACATCTGGGTAAACTAATTGAATTGCTTTGTTGATGTCTCCTCCTTGATCAAAGTCCTCGAATGGAATTGTATGAAGAAGAGCGTCAGGTTTGTATTTGCTTAGGATTTCAATGATTTCTTCCATATTCAGCTTATTCCAATTGTGTCTAGTGTAATGTTGATTGCTTTTAATGAATCAGGATTCTCAAGCAATCGTAGTGGATTTTGATTGTTTACGCCATTCAACTTAGCCTTGATTTCTTTGCGCAATTCTTTTTCGTCAATGCATTTGATTTTCTTAACATATTCTGCATGTTCCGCCATCAACTTGTCCAACTCTGGCGATGTCACTTTAGGGTAATTAACATTGCAATACGGCTCTTGGCATCTGCTGTAAATATTAATTCTTGGTGTTACAACGATTGTGGGCGATTGATTTTTAATCGCTTTAATTGCAGCTTTACGAATTTTGGGTTCAAGGGTGTCAATCTTTTTGCTGCATTCTTCATTGATTATTGCTTGCCTTTCCTTTGCGCGAATAACCATTGCCTCAATGATTTCTGCTTTGGTAGGCTTTGGTTGAATTGTCGCTGGGATTGCAAGTGCTGTAGTAGTTGTGTTGCTCATAGTTTTGTTTATACAAGGTCTTTGACGAATTTTCCGTTAACCATTTTGCCTGTGCGCTTAGAAATAACGCCATATGCTTTCTCGGTGCATTCTTCTAGGCTAATGTTTAACATCATACAAATTCCCACAAGGGTCACTACGATGTCACCAATGCCATCCTCAATCTCTGCAAGAATCTCATTCTCTTGGTCATGAGTATCAATGGAAAATGATTTTCGCAGTAAGCGGGTTTGAAGGAGACGCGCCAAAGCAATCTTTGTTTCATCTACTTCTTCTTGTGTTTTCTCGATTTGTTTTAGCGGATTACTGAATGCAATGATTTGCTTATCAATAAACCATTGTTGGATTAGTGGTATTGTGTTCATGATTCTTCCCATAGGTTAAGTGTTTTCAAAAAGGCTTCTGCTCTTTGCGCGGCGGTGGCAAAAACGCTGTCTGCCCATGTGAGGTATCTATCGTTCCTTGGTGCGTCAGCAAGAATGTCTAAGTATTTTTGCTCATCATTTTCTGATAGCGTTTTTTCCGCTTCGTTCATCGCGTTAAGGTCTTCTGGGTAATTAGGAGGGTCGTATGATGCATTTCCCGATGGGACGTGTAGCCAATCCAGTATTTTCGCGGTATGCGGTTTAGGGTTAGGAATCCACCCACAAGCCTCAGCTATCTTGATTCGTTGTTGTTCTGGTGTCATTCTTCCCATAGGTTAAGTGTTCTTAAAAATGCTTCTGCTTGTTGTTCTGCTGTAGCATCAAGCAATGTTTCTACATCCCATTCATTACGATTTACAATGCGCCCTTTAATAATGTTCGCGAGGTGATCATTGAATATGTAACGATATCCCCAGTCCTTTTTCCATAAAGCTTGTTTAGCTTCATGCATCGCGTTGAGGTCTTCTGGGTAATTAGGGACTTCAGCGTATGTTGCTGCACCACCATGATGCTCTTCACAATACCAGAGCCTGACTCCATTTGGATCGGGTTTGCCTTTACGCGTTGTTCTGCGTAGCGGCATGATGCGAAATAAACCACAAGCCTCAGCTATCTTGATTCTTTGTTTTTCTGGTTTCATTTTAGTTGGCTAAAATAGATGGCAATAGTTCTTTTGAGTAGCGCTTCCATATTTTTTGGGCGTTAATCAATCCTTCTTTGCTTATTTCGTTTTCAAGGAAATTTCTAGAATTGTCGTGCCAGTCTTGTAGTTCTTGCCAAAATCCGTATTCATTACCTTGATACTCTGGCAGTAGTAGCTTTTGAATTTCATTCCAACAGCGCTCTACTGAATGCTCTAATTTCTCTAGTTCCGCTTCTTGATTGAGGCATCTGCCAACTGCGCATTGTTTAAGATTTACTGGGTCGCGATAAAAACACCCGCCATTGTCTCTTACTGCTCTGTTGGATGGGTCTGAGTAGAACTCAAACGTCTCGATCATAATTTGTTCTTTAGTTTTCATATGGTTATTCAAAGATTTCTGTTACGATTCCAAATCTGTCAGCAAGTGACTTCAATTTGTCTTCCCATTGAAATTCTGGGTAAGTGTCGTGAATCGACTGGAGCATTGTAAGCAATTCTAAATGATCGCTGATTTTGATTCTTTTGTCTCTTACTAAGCATTGAATTGCCGAGTCGGAAACCATATCAAATACTGGATCATACTCATCATCTGCAATAATTACTCCTACGGCGCATTTAAGGCCATCTTCCCCCCTGTAAGCGCATTTACCATTGTTCATGCACCTTTGGTTTTGATTGAGCAAATGCTGCGCTACAAACTCAAATACTTCTTGAGCTGTTGAATCTTTTAGGTTGGCTAAAGTGATTGTTTTCATGGCTGTGATGTTGGTGGTGTATCAATCCAACAAAAAATGATAATCAATACAATGATTGCTAAAACTAATTGCATTCCTAAGTTCATATTACTTTTGGGTGAAGGATAAAAGTGCTTCGGCGTGGAGCATTGCAGCTTCTTTGGTGAGATGAACAATGCCTTTGTCCATTGTATGGAAATCCCAACTTTCTCCACGCCATATGTATTTCACAACATTATCTGCTGATCCAATGGATACGTCATAATACTCTTGCCCGTCTTCAAGTGGTTCTCGCACAGGCTCAGGCACCTCGTAGCCGTTAATGTTGATCGTGCGTGGTTTGCGGCGGTAATCGGTTCCCTTATCCCACATAGGATGTTGGATCATCGGCTCCCATTTATTGTCATATTCGTAAAACCACTCCCACCGTTTCCACGGTTTATCAGTTTCCATCGCGTCTTGCGCGTAAAGAGCCATCAATTCTGCGTGTTTATGCTTCATAATTTTTGCAGTAGTTCAGTTGTTCGTTTTTCAATCTCGATCAACACCAGGTAGGCTTTATTCCTTAATGAATGCACAGCAATCAACCTAAGTTCTGGAATTCCGATGACAGAACTTACTCTATCACGCATAACTCCTATGTGGTCAGCGAAAACCAATCCTAGATGTCGCAGCTCATCATCCAATGGATACCCACCTAGTTCATCTCTAGGCAGATTTTTACAGAGTTGACCGCAAGCGCAAGTCACCCAGTTGTCTGCAGCTGATTTGGCAGCATCAACCTCTGCTAAGTTTTGACATAAATCCTCAGCGGAGCGTTCCAAGAACAGAAACCAGTTAAAATTTGAGTTAAATGGGTCTGCTGAGCCTTTTTTTGATTTTTTCATAGTCTTTGCCTGTGCTTGCATAAAAAAAGGGAGAAGGGCGCTAGCCCCTCCCCCTTTAACCATACACTACTTAGAAAACTTCATCAGTGGATGGCGCTTCGCCTTTACCGATCGCCTTGAGATACAGCGGAGATTCGATAAGCTCCTTGTATGCTTCCATGTCCATGATTTCCATGGCTGCGATGTTTTTTGGTGGTTGGCAGCCTGTTGAGCGGCCGCCTCCAGGAAGTGCCTTATCCCATGCTCGGATAACCGTTACCTTGCCGATTGTGGCGGCTACGTCCAGCGGTAAGCCAGTGGTTACGATCTCCTTGCCTTCGCCCTTAGCGGTGCCAATAGCAACCTGTGTGGGCAAGGTGAGGCCAAATACAACTTGTGCATCGGCTACTGCGGATGGCATTACGTTTTTCAGCGTGTTCAGTTCTTGTTCGTCTCTTACGTGTAGCAATTTCATATTTTATTCTGTTTTGATGTTAAATTTGCGTTCTTGGTATGCGCAACCCACCTCGTAATCACAATGATTACACAATCAACTAAAGCGAAGCTTCTTCTTCGCTACGTGTTGAGCTTTCTTGAGTGACCCTGTAAGCTCAAGCGCCCACACAATGGACGCAAGGCGGGGTGACATATTGGAAGCATTGAGCTTTTTAGGCTCTTTAGTCGGCGCAACTGCGCGATGCCCTGAAGCATTAACGCATACAGTTCCGTATTGACCACGATGCTTCTCAACAACTGGTGCAGTAATAAGACATTCTGGGATGTCATTGACAATCTTGATGTTGTCTTTCGGTGCTACATAGTCTGACACTGGCAAGAACGTATCTTGACGCACTGGGTTACGTGCTGGAAGTCGATACTGATTCTTGATTTCGTATGCGGATGGAACACCGAAGAAGCGCTTGCGATTCATCTTGCTGCCACGAACATTGAAATAGGATTTCTCCACATTTGGATATTCTGTGTAAGCAAGACATTCTTCTAGCGCGTCGAACATGTAAGCATGTTGCCAATGCGCTTCCATTTCGCTAATACGGGCGATTTCAGCCTCATTGACGTGTCCCTTGGCTCCTACCATGTATTTCTGGTAAAGCTCCTTAGAACGCTGTTTTACGCGCTCATGGATAAGGTCTACCCATTCGTCTTTGACAGCGCCATTGGTCATGAAGTCGATAAGCTCGCCATTTTCGGCGGCTAAATCCATCATGATAAGCTCTGTGGGAGTCATGGTTGATTCATCCATCTTCTCGCCGTTGTATTCCATCATGAATTGAGCTTGATGTGATTCATCGAACTCGAATCCATAATCCATTGCCATTTCATCATCTTCCTCGCGGATGAGTCCCTTGATAAGAGAATACTCAACTTCGGAGATACTGGCTGCTTGATTGTGAACGTCACCTGTGATGACCTCACCAGCCTCTGTTACGGCAAAGCGCGATGGCGTAATCTTCGCATCACGCATGGGTGTGACAAGAACAACCCATTGATTGCCAATCTTGGCTGTAACGGTTGTCCCTACAAGATCATCGTTATTGCACAAGGCTTTTACGATGTGAGTCCAGTCACCATTAATCCTACGACCGAGGCGCGTAGCAACTGCTTGCATTGCGCTTGTTGGGTTATCGTGGAGAACTGGGGAGAACTTGCCATCCTGCGTTCCAAGATCGACACGGATGTCGCCGTGCTTGAATACATAGCGAGCAGGAACATGCTTGAATGTATTGTTCTTGGTCAATCCACCCTTGAACGGAGGGAACTGAGTGAACATGGCATCAACCCACTTACCACCAACCTTAACGGCGGGGTCAATTGATTGATATGACTTACGTAGGTTATTGCTAACCCACTTACGGATGCTCTTCTGACGCTCTATGCAGCAGAATACTATGGCAATAGCTGCGCGAGGATCATACTTCTCCTCATTGCAGATTGCTTGCAATTCACGGCGCAAGCGAGAAGGAACAGCACCAAGGCTATTCACTACCCAGTTACGGACGTAGGGCGGGAGAAAGCCACGCTGAAGCATAGCATACTCCGTATCGCTGATTAAATTCTGCCCATACGAATCAGCGTAAACGTATGGTTCTTCAGTTGTGTTGGTTATTGTCATCATAATAATGATAATTCGTTGTTATCCATAGCGAAGCTTCGTCTTGACAACCATTGCCAATCCAATAAGCTAACGCTATGAAAATTGATAAACCACGGCGGGGAAGACCACCACGGATTGCAGACGAAATCTGGGAAGATATTGAAACCAGATACGTTGCAGGAGAAAATTCGCTCAAGGAATTGGCTGCGGAATACAATCTCTCATACGAAACTGTAAGAGACAGAAGCAAGCTGAAGCGTTGGCCGAGTGCCAAGAGAATCGAACATGCTTTATCCCGCACGGATTTACCCCCATCTGACGCTGCTAAGCAAATCGCAGACAAATGGGCGGAGCGAAAGGAACAAATGAGAGAGAGAATCTACCAAGGAAGCAAACGCGCATTAGATACATTCTTTGCTCTCTCACCTATCCCTCAGGATTGGGCTGAAGCCGAACGCGCGGCGAAATTACTTGATAAAGCAATCAACCCAGAGGAAGGCAAACAAGATAGCAACATCAACCTAGCTATCCTCACTAATGGCTTTAACCCATCACCAATAGTCGATCTTTAGCCAATATCCCCATCTCCTTAACGCCATTCACTCATACCATTAACCAAATCTTACCCGATTTATGCCTTATTTATGCCCAAAAAAGGCTACAAACAGGAATAAAAGTGGTAGATGAGCAGAAAATCTGTCTATTGTGGTTAAACTTGGCTAAAGAAATGGCGTAAATCAGGGGAAATTGGGTGTTTTCCCGTGTTTTTGGAGACAAAACTTGGCTAAACTGTAATTTAGTTGGCTAAAGTGTTTGCCTGTAGAGGGAGGATTAGTTGCGCAAAAGCTAGGGATCACCCATGATTTTACGAAAAACTTACGTTATGACGCATTTTTTCCTTGATCAGGGGGCATTCGCCCATCCATTACTAGTACATGTGCTAACGCTAATGAATAATCATTAACATTAAACATGCGCATTGATAACCAATTTGACAATAATGGTGGGGTCTAGCCCTTGGGTGTTTGCCTGCCATTAACGCGCATTAGCCCATTAGCTACGTCACGTCTTTGCCTGCTACTCCTCCAATTGTTTAAGACCATAGAGGTCAATAAAGGAACTACTTGTGGTAGCGCCCAAGACAACGCACCAGACATAAGCCTGATGCGCTGATGATTGGATGCTAGAGCGTGTAATGCTCTTTAAGGTGCGCCCATGTCACCGTGTAGCGTTTACCGCTAGGGAACATGAGCGTTACATTGTGTGGGTCAGTGTTAACCACGACGACCTTCCCTCCAGCCTTTCGACGGAGAGTGTCGCCTTTCCTTGCTTGCGTTACTTTCATTTGATTGGTGGGAGAGTGAAGGGTTTGAATGTCTTGAAGATGCGGCACAGCACCCATCTAGGATGTTGCGCAGGACATTTAAGAAGAACCATCGGAGCTGGCTTGTATGGCCGAGACTCAAGATACTTCATTGCTGCATTCATTCCGTCTACTTGTGTTAACTTATCAGTTGTCATATTAGTGTATTCTGTTATTGCGCTGGACTCGTCAGTATGGTGCGCAGTTGTTCGTCCTAAACCATAGACTCCTTACGGGAGTTACTCGTGCCAGTTTAGAGACATGGCTGGTCTTGATGGAGGTTACTCCCACATCTCTTTAGATGGGTAGTCCTCGCTTGCCCAATCAGGCATTGGCTCGAACTCCACCGCTTTCGCAGCTTCGTAGCTGCCAAGCTCACCAAGTTCGGTTGCCGCCACTGAAGCAATCCGAAGATCGCCAATGGCAATTGCGTGTGCTTGGATGCGATGCCCAAGCTTTTGTAGTTCACTAGTCATATTCGTTATGGTCTGGTTCAAGCTGGTCCACCAACGTGGTAGGTTGCAGCGAGAGGAATATGACCTTTAGTTGACTAAACGGGTTTATAACACCCGAATACGTGTCTGGGCTTGGAACCAGAACTGCCGCATTACACCGCCGAAGCGATGTCCTCTGCGAGGATGAGCAGTTTTAACGCCTTGCTCAGGGCGATGCCTTACCAGCTTCGAGTAACCAAGCATCGCTTGACTATCTCTGCGATTGTATTGTCAATCTCCTGAACCGCACTCATAATGAATCCAGTGCCAGAGCCAAGACCGCAAGGCACTGACCTGCAATCAGCAGGATGCTTGTTCTCATGAGGGAACGATCCATCAGGAAGCAAGGCTAGTAATCTTTCCTTCCTTGCTTGCAGTTCATTGATTGCAGTTGCAGCGGATGTCGGTAGTTCTAGTATCGTAGTCATAGTATTGTATTGTTGTGTGTAGCTCAAGGGGGCCACGGGTGTCACCTGACTCCCCAATAGCACCAAACTCACTACACAGACTGAAGGGAACATTCATGAAAAAATTCTCGTAAAAAAATTTCCGCATAAAAAAATCCCTTTAGTTGGCTAAAAAAATTTTCTTTTGATTCTGTGGGTGTGGGTGTTATTGTGTGGGTGTGAGTAGTTATGGAATGAATTGGCCGACTGGGGTAAATCAGTTGACGATTGAGTTATGGTGTTTTGCGCATAGGGTGTGTAGTCCTGATGAGAGGTTTGGGCATTTTAAGGCTGCTGTGGATTTGGCATTTAACTGTCAGGGGAGCTTAAGGAGGGTGATATGGAATCGGTGGACTATTCGGATGATACGATCCGCTATTGGGAATTGGGAGAAAAAGAGATTTTTGGGTGTGGCTGGGTGTAGTTCTAGCGGCAAGAGTGATGGATACGCTTTGTATGCTTTGATGCATTATTGGAGTCGTCCTGCGGATACGTTTGTGTTTGTGATGTCGACGACAAAGAACGATGCACGGAATCGTATTTGGAAGAGCTTAACGCAATTGTTTGGGCAAGCACAAAGGATGGGATGTCCTGGGAAGCTAAATGACTCTGTTGGGGTTATTAAGGGTGTAGACAAGGCAGGGAAGATTAGTCGAAACAGCGGCATTCAGTTGGTGGCTGCTGGTAAAGCTGACGCTGGCGAAGCGAGTAGTGGCTTGATTGGTATTAAAAGCCCTAATGTTGTGGTGATTGCTGACGAGATGCCGAATTTGGGTGATGGCATTTTGGAGGCAGCGTGGGACAACTTAACATCGAACGATCGGGTATTTTTTGCTGGATTGGGCAACCCTAATTTGTTTAGTGACCCATTTGCTGAATTGTGTGAGCCAGCCGCTGGTTGGGCATCCATCACTGAGGAGGATGAAGAATGGAATACAAAATATGGGTCGTGCATTCGTTTTAATGCCGAACTAAGTCCAAGGATTGTTGACCCTGACGGGGAGAAGTATTTCTGGCAACCAGATAAAGCGTATTGTGAAAGGATTGCTGACGCTCGCGGTGGAACTAAGAGCCGTGGCTACTATCGTTTCGTAAAAGCGTTTTGGTGTCCCGAGGGTGCTGGAAATACAATTTACCAAGAAAGCGAGTTCAGGATTAACAACGCATTGGATTCTGTGGAGCCAATATGGGATTCACAGCCAACAACGATTACGGCATTAGACCCAGCTTTTACTCGCGGCGGGGATAGAGCTTACAGTGGAGTTGCTAAAATTGGAAAGGTGGACGGCAGGGATCATTTGCATATTTGCCAATACAAGGCATTAACAGAAGACACGTCCGACAAAAAAAATCCGCTGTCGCATCAATTGGTTTTGCAATGGAAAGAATTAGCTGACGATTGGGGCGTAACGCCATTCAAAGCAGTTCTTGATGGAACTGGTAGCGGTATTGCTTTTGGTCATATTGTGGATAGCTTATGGAGTCCTGCGGTGAGTAAAGTGAATTTTAGTTCTAAGCCGTCTGGAAGAAAGGCGTATTTCCGTGGGAAAGAAATGGAATACTACAACAAAAATAGCGAGTTGTGGATTCAGCCAAAGGAATTTATTCGTAGTGGGCAAATTACTGGGGTAAATAAGGAGCTAATGGCCGAGCTTTGCACCAGACAGTATTACAGCAAGGAGACTGCTAAATTGCGCGTGGAGGGTAAAGAGGAGCATAAAAAGAGCAATAATGGGGAATCCTGCGACATTGCAGACATGTTTTTATTATTGGTTGACAAAGCAATCAGTATTGGTATGTTCCACTCCGAAGAGGTTAAACGTGTGAGTAAAGTCACGCGAACCAATTGGTCAAAAATTGCCCGTAAAAAACAAGTTAAAGCTTGCTGTGGCAGAAAATTAAAATAAAAGAAGGCATGTCACTACAAGAAAGCACTAAGGAATTGGATGTTATGGCCGAAGGGCTAAAGGGCATTGACAAGGAAACTGGCAAGGCTCCCAAAGAGCGCATGTTACGTCCTGCTGCTTTGCGTAGTATTCATGATAAGAACATTACCGACGATGAAGTTGGCAGCTACAATCGTAGTTTGGTTCAAGCCGATATGGATTTTGCGCCTCCATTTGATGAAAAAGAGTTGGCGGAAAAAGGACAAGGAGACAGATTTAACTTTAACACAGGCGAAGCAGCCGCAATTAAAAATGAAGCAGTTAGTGGTTACGTTGATATATACAGCACTCCGACAACGATTGCTGAAATTCCTCTCAAGAACATTGAAGAGCCGATGAAGAGCCTTTATGAGAAGATCATGGCGGAAGAATTTACTTCCATGGATCGCGCTCATGATTCCTCGTTCCCAACATTCTTGCAGCTTTGCGACCTTTACGTAACTCACGGGGTTGCTATTGGTTATTTTGAAGACAAACAAACAATGCACTTCAAAGTTGGTGGTCTTGACCGATTCAAGTTTCCACGCAAGACAACAATCATCACAAGCGATTTGACGCTTTGCACGTGTGACTCAACAATGTCAGTTATCGACTTGTATCAAAAGATTTCTGGAGATACGCCACTTAAAGGCTGGAATAAGGATGCCGTTATTAAGGCAATTGTAAATGCTGCATCCCAAAAAGCAACGCGCTGGAACGAATGGGAAAAAGTTCAAGAGGACATTAAGAGCAATGACGTTTATCTTGAGTCTCAAGTTGATGTCATTGAATTGGTTTATGGATGGGTTGTAGAATTTGATAAGAGTGTTTCTTTTTACATTACAACCAAGAATGGACACCTGCCTGGAACTACTGAAGCTGAAGAGGAGTTTCTTTTCAAAGAAGTAAGCTACTACAAGAGTGTTCAAGAGGCGTTTCAAATTTTTGCTTTTACCATTGGTAACAATGCTCGCATCCATTCTGTTCGCGGCTTGGGTTATTTGATTTATCAGATTTGCAATGCAATGAATGTGCTGACATGCAAAATGATGGATAATGCGCGTGTTGAAGGATCAATGCTTTTCCAAGCTGGCACACAAGAAGACTTGGAGGACTTGGAGATTATCGACTTTGGTGGTGGCATTGCTTTGCCGCCTAGCCTAAGCATTCCAGCAAGAGGGCAAGCAGCCAATCTGAATAACTCAATGGTTCCAGCTATCAATCTCGGCCGTGGTCTTCTTGATCGCGCTACTGGTGGACTTAGCGCTGGCAACATGATTCTAGCTAACCAACAAGATCGTAGAACTAAGTTGGAAGTGTCTGCTCAATTGGACTGGATCAACAAACTCAATAGCTTTGCAATCAATTTGTTTTATGGCCCACTCGATCATTTGATGCGCGAAAAAGTTAAACGTGCATTCACTGTGCGCCAACCAGATCAAAAAAGCAGAGAGATGGTGGAAAGCATGAAGGAACGCTGCCGCTTGCGTGGAGTTCCCGATATTGTTTTTGACCAGATTGATTACGAGAAGGTTAAAGCTCAACGCATTATTGGCACTGGTTCACGTGTTAGCCGTGTAATGATTTACGATCAATTGCAACAAATGTATGCGAGCATGGATGAAATCGGCCGTAAGAACTTCACCTTTGATGTTGCATCCGAACTTATTGGCGCTGATAAAACTACTCGCTACTTTGGTAGAACGGAAGAGCAACGTCTCCCTATGGATGCAAAAATTGCAGAACTGGAAAATACTCAATTGCTACAAGGTCAACAAGTTGCGCCAATGGATGGAGAAATGCACATTGTTCATATTCCTCGCCACTTGGCAGCCCTTGAAGAAGGATTGCAAGGAGTCGAGAATGGTCAAGTTGATCTTATGGAATACGCTGTATCGCGTTCTCCATTGCACGAACACCTTATCCAAACGCTACAGATCACAACTGTGCAGCCTGAGATTCAGGAGGAATACAATTCTTACGTGCAACGCGCACAGCAAATTGGTGAAATCATTGTTAATGGCATTCGTGCTTACAATAAACAGCAGCAACAAGCGGAAGAAGAAGCCGCTCAACAAGCCGCTCAAGGTCAGCCACAAGGACAAGGTGAGCCTACAACTGATCCAGTAAAAGCGCAGGAGGCTAGAATGAAGCTCCAAATGCAAGCTGAAATTCATCAAGAAAAACTTCGTCAAATGAAAGAGCTTGGACAACAGAAGATTGTCCTAGAAACTCAAAAAGCAATGAGTCAAATTGCTGCAAAAGACGCAGAAACCCAAGCTAGAATTGAAAGAGCTAGAGCCTTGGGCTAATCTTTATGACTGAAATTGAACAACAAACATTAAGTAGCTTGCTCTCCAACCCTGCAATGCAAAAGGCATTGGAAGAGGTTGCGGCAACTCGCAAAAAATCTGACATGGATAGCATTGAAAAAGCAGCCTTGTCTCAAGCATACAACGTGGGTCTTTTAGCTGGTCTAAACGGATTGCTCGAAGTTGCTAAAATCAAACAAACATTAAGCATAACACCAAAAAAATTAAAGTATGAATCCTGAAGACAACGACTTGGGCGGAGATGATATTTTTTCCGCAATGAACAGCGAGTTCCCACCCATTGACAGCGATGGCACAACTGATCCAGTTGATGATGGCGGGAGTAGTTTTGCACCTAATAACGAACCAAAAGAAGATAAGCCAAATGAAAGCAAGCCTAGTGAATCGGATCAAGTATCAGATGATACCAATCTTGATGAAGCTGATGATTTTTTCAATGATGATGACTCTTCTAATAATGATGAGTTTAGCGAGGAGTCTTTCGACAAAGAGACGGAAACACTTTCGCAAGGAATGGATAAAAAAGCATCCGATAAATTTAAGGAGCTACGCAATGAACTAAAGCAATTCAAGCAAAAGACTAAAGAGGTTTCTGTTCCTGAAGATGTTCAGGCGAAACTAAAAGACCTTGAAATCAAGGCAGCTGAAGCTGAAGGGTTGCGCCAACAAGTTGAAGAGCTTTCTTCGGTCAGCGCAAAGGTAAAGGTTGAACAAAGCAAAGAATACAAAGAGCGTATTCTTGTTCCAGTAATGGAAATCCTTACTGAGGCTGATGCTATTGCTGAAAAGCACGGAATTGAGTCAGATGTCATTCAGGCAATTATCCGTGAACAAGACAAAGAAACTCAAGTCGGATTAATTCATAGTCACCTTAGCGATCTTAATGAGCTTGAAAAACAAGATGTTTATCGCATGATTTTTGACTTCAAGAATCTTAGTAAAGCGCGTGAAGAAATGCTGGCTGACGCAAGCAGCAAACTAAGCCAATTAGAGGCGGAGCAAATTGCTGAGCAAAATCGCATTGCAGCAGAAGAAAAGAAAGCTGTTCAAGAAATCCAAGTTAGTATTTGGGATAAATACAAAGAAATTATTCCTGGCTTTGTTAATGAGGATGGAGAGCCAACTGAAGATTGGAACAAATTGCGTAATCGAGCTTTGTCTATTGACTTCAGTAAGGCTGCTGGCAAAGACAAGGCTTACGCTGCTTTCGCTGGCGTTGCGCTTCCGCATGTAATCAAAGAATTGAATCATGCCAAGAAAATGCTTAAGGAATATAGCGGAAAAGAAGCTAATGAATTGCTTCGTCGGCCAAAGCTAGGGCAAGCTCCTGTAAGCGAAAACAACGATGATACAGACTTCCTTTCGCTCATGCGCAAAACAAAATTCAAATAAGTAAAAAAAATAATTGACTAATGCTGCTATTTGAGCTAATTGTTCCTCGAACCATTTGAGGTGCATGGTTCTAAATAGCAGCATTTTCCGTTGGCTCGGTCGTTATCCGTTCTAGATATTACTGCTACAGGATTCATCCAGTAGTTTTACTTCTTAACATTTAACATACTACAAAATTATGGCTAACGAAATCAATGACTGGCTGCTCCGCGAATCGGGCAGAATCACCCCTAACATTAACCAAAAAATGATGGCCAAGACTACCCCTTGGCTTACCCTGCACTCTCGTGAACAATGGGAAGAAGGCATGGGTCACACTCTGAAGACTTTTGTTTTCAACCGTGCTGAACTTACTGAAGACCCAGTTGACTGGGCTGACATGTTCGACGAACCCGATGCTCCCGATGGTGGCAGCTGCGTTCCTCCTGCTGACGAAGTTAAATTCAGCCAATTGAGCCGTGAGTTCAATCTGAAAACCAAAGCTATTTGGGGTCCCAACATTTGTGTTAACAACCTTCGCTACACGTTTGTTCGTGAACAGCAAATGCAAGCCTCGATTAAGGCTCTTGCTGACCAAGCACGTGAAACGTGGATTGAGCGTTATCGCTCGGAATACACTCGTGTTGCCGACAACAAGGCTCTTGCTAACGCTTCCTTCTCGCTTGACGGTGGCAAATACGACTCGTTCGACTTCCCAAGTCCAGGTGCTACTCCAGCAGTATCCATTCTTACTCAAGGTTTCCTTGATTATTGCTATGAATACCTGAATCATCAAGGCGCTCAAGAAGGCTCGATGGGCATGTCTGAGTCCCGTCCTGTTTATGGTCTTGTGACTAGCGCTCGCACTAGCCGCAACTTGATCATGGCAAATCCTGAAGTTCGTGAAGACTTCCGTTACTCGTCTCAAAACGAGAAGCTTCTTGCTCCTATGGGCGTGAAGTGGAACTACGCTGGCTTTACTCACTTGATTGACGACAAGACTCCTCGCTGGAACTGGCAGGCTGCCACGTCCGCTACTGGTGCAGTTGCAGGAACGACCCTTACGACTAGCGCAGCTTCTACGCTGACCGTTGGTTCGCAGGTTTACATTGGCTCAAATAAATACATTGTTCGTCGTGTTCTCAGCGGAACTACCTACACTGTTTCCAGCGTAACTGGTGGTGCTCCTACCGCACAAACCGCAGCTGTTTACAGCGCATGGGTTAAAGTGCCTGAGTTCATCAAATCGCAAAGTGGTGTTGTCATTCCAAACCCTGCTTGGTTGTCGGCTGAGTATGAAGATAGCTTTATCTTCCACCAAAAAACTGAAGTGTGCTTGATTCCTAAGCCTCTTACGAATGTTGCTGGTGCTAAATTCGACCTTGTTAATCACGCTGGTGAGTTCTCTTGGAAGAACTACGCTGACGAAATCAAAAACCCTGATGGAACGATTGGTCGTTTCCGTGGTGTTCTCACCTCTGGAACTCGCCCTGAAAATCCTGAGTTTGGTATTGTCATTCGTCACAAAGCATGTCCGAACGCTTTCGGCATGATCACTGACTGCTC